ATTTATCATCAATCATTTATAGCTGAAAATGAAAATCTTACTAAAATTGCTGGTATGGGCTATAGAAAAGCTTTAGAATATTTGGTAGAAGATTATTTAAAAGATACTTTTCCTGATAAAAAGGAAGATATTAATAAAAATAATTTAAGTAAAAATATAAAGATGATACCTTATCCTAGAGCTATAAATTTAGCTAAAGCTGCTTGTTATATTGGTAACGATGAAACACACACCACAAAGAAAAATCCTGAATATAATATTCAGGATATGAAAAAATTTATAATATATTTATGCCATCTTATTTTAGCTGAAAAAATTGCTGATAATGAGGCTAGTTTATTAGTTAATAAACCTAAACTCAAGCTTAAAAAGTAATCTTACCAATATATTTACCAGATAATGTATAAAAAGCAATTATTTTTTTACAAGGTTCTTGCATCGTTCCAGAACCTTCAATAGCTTCTATCATTATCACATTTGTTAGTTTTACATTATCTAATCTTGAAATATTTAGTTCTTTAGGTATTTGTCCCATTATATTACCTCTAATTTTTTATTATAATTATATCATAATATAAAAAGGAAGTGTGTTTTATGTTTAAACAAATCAAAAAGAAAACTGCCATTATTTTATTAACTTTAGTTACTTTATTAATGACGCTAAATATAGCTACAGCTACAACTTATATCGGTTCATCACAGAGTAACAAATTTCATTATACAGATTGTCGTTGGGCTAAAAAAATTAATCCAGATAATGCAATCTATTTTAATAGTAGAGAAGAAGCATATAGCTACGGTTATGTTCCTTGCAAGGTATGTAAACCATAAAAAGAGGTATGAATTTTTCATACCTCTTTAAAATTATCTTCCGTTATCTTTTTTATTGTCATGTTCTTTTATATTTTGTCTAATCTTTGTATCATATTCTTGAATTTTATTAATAACATTCATCATATTTTCTTCTTCTTTTTTATTAAATAGATACCTTGTTATTACTTTTGGCAAAATCATAAATGAAGATATAAAAGCTGTTGCCATAGCTCCTATCAAAGATACTATAGATGCAATATCAAATGATACATCAGGATTAGCAAAAATAAAAAACAAACTAATTCCTAAACAAACAACAAATGCTAATGATATACCTATTAAAATAGCTGAACATATATAGAAAAAATATTTTTTTAGTTTATTCTTTTCTAGTATGTTACCTTCTAATGTCTTACTATATGCTTTCAATATCATTGTATAACATTCATTATGTTCATTCATACTACGTTTATCATTAGTAATATATTCATCATCAAATTTCTTATTCTTATTACTCAATGATAAACTATTCATTGTATCTATGAACTCAATTTCATCAATAATCTTATCCGAATCATTAAATCTTTCATTTTCTTGATTTGATGATAAACTACTTATCATATTTATGAAATTATCTTCATTATCCATCTTATAAACCTAATTCCAATTCATCAATTCTATAATTTACAGCTGTATAAGATACTTTAAATACTACTGTTAAAGCATTTTTTACTAGATCTATATCTTTATATTCTTTTAAAAGCTCATAATATTTTCGTCTAAATATATCTTCAGGCATTAAAAGATTAGCAGCAAATTTGTTAGCTCTATATTCTTTTATTTTCTTTGTATTTTCTTCATCTGTTCTATAATACGCTTCATAATATTCTTTATCTTCAATAGCATCAAAAATATAATGTGCTAATTCATGTGCTATAGTAAATCTTTGATGACCTATACTATCTTGTCCATTTACTATAATTACTCTATTAGAATATTTTCCAGCTAATTTTTCTTTTAAATTTAAAGCTAATAATCCCGATAACTCTTTTTGAGGAAATTGGCTATTTTTAAATAAATCAAAACCTAATTTTTTCATTAAACTAGCAATTTTTAAAGGTGGCTCTTCGTCTTTAAAAAATACATTTAATACTTCATTAGAAACTGCATTTGCTTGATCAATTATCACATTTTTATCAATATCATCAATATTTTTATCACTATTATGATATTTATCTTGTTGATACTCTTTTTTTAAATCTAAGATTTTTTGTTCCAGTTTATTATTCATCTTCCATCTCCCCTTATATATTTTTATTTTAACATATAAGTGATTTTTTTTCACAAATTTATATATTATTTCATTAAATTTGACATTTTTTCATAAAATACTACTATTCAATTACTTTTTATGTATAATAAAAATAGTACCAAGAAATGTATTTGATAATATTTCTTGGTACTACTCTATGAGAATCAATAAACTGGACTAGATAATTATATATCACATAATATGGATTATCAAAAAACTTTCCCGCCATTGGAAAGAGAGAATTATACAATGGCAACACAAGGAAAAATACGAATTTTTAAACGAGAAGGAAAAAAGCGTACTACTTATACTTATAGTATAGAAGCAGGCTTAGATCCTATAACAGGAAAAAGAAAAAGAATATCTAAAAGTGGATTTAAAACCGCCAAAGAAGCTCGTCAAGCTGCTCAACCTATACTGAATAAACTTCTACTTGGCCAAAATATTATCGAATCTAATATTACTTTTTCCGAATATATTGATAAATGGTTTTCTACGCATACTGCACACCTAAAACCAACATCAATTGAAACAATATCTAATAGATTACGATTTGCTAAAAAATTCTTTGGTAATATAAAATTAAAAGATATTACACCGTTTTATTGGCAAAAATTTTTATTATTCTTGGCCCAAACCCAACCTCAAAAAAGCATTATAAATAATAGCTTCTATCCTAAACATATTTTAAAAACAGCTTATAAATTAAAACTTATCTCCACAAATCCTACAAAAGATATTGCCTTGCCCAAATCTTCTATAAAAAAAATAGTTTCTACTGAAGATTTATACTTTAATCAAGAAGAACTATCTCATATTTTAAAAATTGTAAAATCATATAAAAGTTCACCATATATGTATTATATTTGTTTTTTAATGTCATATACAGGTATGCGTTTAGGTGAATTATCTGCTCTGCGATGGAGTGATATTGATTACAAAAATAAAACAATTATTATAAATTCTACTATGTACTCAAAAAATAAAAATATATGGCTTCGTCAAGATACACCAAAAACTTTATCTAGTATTAGAACTATTTCTATCGGAGATGATACAATTTCTGTATTAAAAGAATGGCATGTCTATCAATTATCAAATCGACTATTAAATAAAACAATGAATAACTATCCTAAAGACGATTTTGTCTTTACAAAATATTACGCCAAAGAAAATAAAGAGCTTCCCATTTTGCCAACTTCTATCAAATCTACTTTTACTAGAATGAGAATTAAATTTAATATACCTAAATTACATTCTCATATATTTAGACATACTCATGTATCTCTTCTATCAGAAGCTGGTATTTCTTTAGAAATAATACAAAATAGACTTGGGCATAAAGATAATAATACAACACAAAAAATCTATCTTCACATTACAAAAAAATCAAAAATAAACGCAGCTATAACCTTTGAAAAATACATGTCAAAAAATGGCAACAAAATGGCAACAAATTAAAAATATATATTTAAAGAATAATATTCTATGATTATTCAAATACGTATAAAATTAAAATAAAATGTATAAAAAAAGGTTACTTCTCAAAGAAGTAACCTTTTATTTTATAACTTATTAATCATCATTGCCAAACATAGCCATAATCATCTGTAAGAGTCTTAAAATCTCGATATAGAGCCATACAAGAGTTAAGAGTAAACCAAAAGCATAGAAGTATTCATAGTACTTCGGAGCCCCATAAGCTACAGCTTGTTCAATATTATCAAAGTCTAAGAGCAAATTAAATGCTGCTACACCTGCGATAATAAAGCCAATCGCTATACCAAAAATACCACTTGTTGGCATCATATGGAAACCGAATAAACTTGCAATGATATTCACGAAATAGAAAATCGCTACAGCACCTGTCATGGAAATAATCACAGAACGTACTGTTTCTGTAACTTTTATAATACGTGTTTTCCATAAAACAAGCATTAAAATCATTGTAGCCAAAGTAATTCCTACTGCAATAGCAGAAATACCAAAATACATTCTTTCAAATTGAGCAGAAATAATACCAAGCACTGCACCTTCAAAAACGGCATAGCCAGGTGTTGTCATTGGTGCTAAATGTGGTTTAAAGCAAGTAACAAGCGTTAAAACTACACCCACAATCATACCTAATATCAATACACCATAAACAGCTGGGCTATTGGCTAAAAATACACCAGAAGCAATTGCTGAAGCAATAGTAACAAGTGTTAAACCAAATGCCTTTGTAATCGTGCCTTTCAAAGTAGCAGGAGAATCTACATATTCTGTAGACGCCTTGCCTATTATTTTCATAGCTGGATTTGCCATTAAAATCCTCTCCTTAAACATACATAAATTCTTTCTTTTTATTATATCATACTATTTTATAGTAGAATAGGTAGGATTTATTAAATCTATATTAAATTTTATTACATAACATAAATTAATTTAAGATACTTTAAAATACTTCAAAATCAGTCTGTATCAAATATTATGAGTTTAAATTAATTAAACTAAATGTAAAATAAATATAATACATAGCACCATTATAGCACTCAAGAAAAAAAATACATAATAATGTATAGCACCTATTTTTTAGTCTAAAAATTGACAAATAAAATCATCTAACTTTTGATTTTGCTTGTTTATAGGCATATGTGTATAAACTGAAATAGTTGTATTATTTGTTTTATGTCCTACGTATTGTGATACAAATATAGGACTAATACCATATTCTTGTGCAAGTGTAATAAATACGTGTCTAGTTGAATGTGCTGTAAAATTTTCTAATCCTACTTGTTTAAAAAACATACTAACTTTTTTTGATGCGTTTGTTGTGTATTTATTCCTTATAAATTTTTTGTCATTAAAACAGAACATCACCTCTTTTAAAATTTTTTCATTTATATAAATTATTCTATTTGAATTATCGGTCTTAGCACCTTCTTTGATATATGTCTTATAATCTTCTCCTATCGTTAATGTTTTATTAACTACAAGGGTTGATTGCTCAAAATCAATATCACTCTTTTGAAGTGCTAATATTTCACCTATTCTTAGTCCTGCTAAAAACCCTAATATAATACATAAATATAAATACCCACCAACAAATTTGGCTAATAATAAAATTTCCCTTATCTTTTCTACTGATGGTATTATTATTTTTTTTTGAATTAAAGGGTTTTGTATTTTTGGTATATACGGAATAAAATTAATTGTACCTCTATCTCTTGCAAATTTTAATATTTGTTTTAATGTAGAAAGCATAGCTATTATTACTGACTTTCCTTTTGTTGCTACAAGTTCATCAACAATTACCATTATGGTTTTATCTGAGCATTTGTTCATTTTAAAATTATTAATTTCCGACATAGCTCTTATTCTACCTCTTAGGTTTCTGTATGTTGATGGGGCTAAGCTGTTTCTTCTAAACTCTAACCATTTCATTGCATAGTCATAAAAATAATCATTGTTGCTAATTTCTTGGTTAGACTTAAACCACTTCATACATTCTTGCTTTGTACCAGTTTTTGTTTTACGAACCTGTTTTCCGTTAATATCTACGCCTACACTTATTGTAACCTTCCATTTATTTGTTCCTAATTTTTTCCAGCTACCTTCGCCATTTCCTCTTTTTTTTGTAGTTGTCAATATAAAATCTCCTTTCACATTCCTCCTTTCTTCGAGTATAGCATAAAAGTAACCTACCAGTAATAAAAAAAAATATATAAAAAAATAAAAAAAAGACTTGCAGGTAGGTATTTCTCTGTTAATATAGAAAATGTCGAAAGGCACAAAACAAAAAATGTTAGGAGATGTGATGATTTGGAAAAGAAAAATGACAAATTAAAAACTTATGCAGTTAAGGTTTTTGAAGGAGAATCTATGTATGCTGCTGTAAATGGTACTGTAAATGAATGGGAAGGAAAACCAACAGGTTATGTTCTTAACCTCAAATTAGCAAGTGAAGAAGTCGAAAAATTGAAAAAACTTGCTACTGAATTAATTGAAAATGCTAAAAAAGACACTGAATTTAAAAGTGCTAGTGGTACAAAAGTTTCAGCTAGTCAGTGGTTGCCTACAGAATTTATGGTAAATAAACTTATCAAAGAAAAAGATGGTGTTCAGTTTATTAACTGTAAAGCGAAACATGAACGTGAAAAAGATGGTGTTATTAATAGAGTATTTATCCCTGTCTACGACAAAGATAACCATAGACTAGCACCAGAAGAAGAACAAAATCTACAATTAGCGTATGATGCTAAAATTGCAGTAAATCTTTACATGAGAGTTGTATTTACTAACCTTTATCAAGGTGTATCTATTAGATTGAAAGATATTCAACTTTTAGATGATGATTGTTTATTTAAAGGAGGAAATGGTGGCTCTCCATTTGAACCAGTAAAAGACGCTGATATTGATGAAGATGTACCAATCTAATGACTGAAAAAGAAAAACAGCAATTTATTAATGCAAAAAATAAGTCTTGGCTCGTTGCCAAAATAGTTATTCGTAAAAAGAAAGATAAAGTGTGGAATCTTACTGAACACCAAAGGATTTCTAACCAACTGAAGAAATATGAAAAAGAAGATATTGATACACTTTCTAAATTATACGAATACTTGGTTGAGGTTAATGAAATTAGTGCAGATGCTTCTATTTTTAAATTAATAAAAGAAGCAAACGAATTTATGCAAGAAAAAGTACCAAAGAAAAAAATGGTACAAATTCAACCAACCGATTTAATGAAATATTTATAAGGGGAATATATATGGTAATTACACAGTATGAAAACAAAAAAATGACGATTAGTCCGAAAAGTAAGAAGATTGCGACTTCTTGTGTTGAAGTTATCTTATCTGCTGAAAAAGGAAACAATATTTTAAAACAAAATAAAAAAGCCCATAAAGTTTCCGATATTATTACTGGATTTAAATTCGCTGAATTAGCACCAAAATCCACAGAATTAAAACAAAATAAGAAAAGAAAGCATAATAATAAATATGCTGGAGTAAATTGAATAAGGTTATAGGTGTAATAAGTTTAACCAGTCTAGTATTATTGGGTGGTTGTGGTCAAAATCCACAGCCCTCTAATATTACTACTATCCACCATGAAAATAAATATGTGAATTTGTGTGATATTGAAGATGAATTAATTAGTGAATTGGAAAAAGAATATTATAGACAAGAAGCACTAAAACCAAAATATCGTACAGAAGAAGCAATAATTACTTATTACACTGCTGCTGATGATGAATGTGGAAAGAATGATGGAATAACCGCTTCTGGTACAGTTGCTACAGAAGGAAGAACTGTTGCTTCCGACCATTTACCTTTAGGGACTGTTGTTGAAATAGATGGTGTGCAATATGTAGTAGAGGATAGGTTTGGTGGTGGATATAATAATAAAATTGATGTATTTGTTAATGATAAACATACTGCCTATAAATTAGGCAAAAGAAAGGTTAAAGTGAAAATCTATGAATGAAGATAATTTAAACCTAAATAAAGATGATTTACGTACTGAAAATTTAATGCTAAAAATAGAAAACGAAGCATTAAAATCTAAAGATAAAAATAATCTAGTAACATTAGAAATGTATAAAAAACTTATGGAAGAAAATATTGAGTTAAAAGAAAAACTTCATGAATATGAATCTGATGATTGTTATGATTATTTAGAAGATGATGATGAGGAAAACAGTGATGATGAAAATGATAAAATTTGGGATTTAGCTATATCTTTGTATCAAGTATTAAGGGAACAACCAAATTTTTTAGAATTACTAAAAGATACATTATCTGTAGATGATATCAATAAATTAGAATATTCAACTAATCTACGAGATTTTCTTACACAAGATTTCCCGTCTTTTCAATGTGCAGAAGTTAAAGTAAGTGATTTCCCAAATATTAAAATTGAATAGGAGAAATGTATAATACATGAGTGTTGTTGATGTATTAAGGCAAAAGCCTATGGTTGAATACATTCCTGAAGCTATAAGAAAAAGTGATGGAACTTATCGTTGTTGTTGCCCTGTACATGGTGGCGACAACGAAACATCATTTGCCATTTTTGATGATAATAAGTTTTATTGTTTTGCTTGCCATGCTAGTGGAGATATTATTAACTATAAAATGGAAAAAGATAATATCCCATTTGCTATTGCAGTAAAAGAATTGGCGAATGATTTTTCTTTACCTTTAGATGATGATTATATTCAAGAACAAAATTTGGTTGATAAAAAAGAACTTCAATCAAAAGCATACGAAAATAAAGTAGATAGTGTTATTGAGTATTTAATGCAAAGTAGAGGTTTTAGCGAGGAAACTGTCAAAAAATTCAGACTAGGATATAGCGAAAAATCTAAGGCTGTTACAATTCCTATGTTTGATGAATATGGTAGATTAGTTTGCTTTGGCTACCGATATTTTGAGAATAAAGTTAAATATAAAAATGGGAAAAACAATCCACCATTGTTTGAAAAAGGAAAATATCTGTATGGTATTAACTTTGCAATAGAAAGATTAAAACACAGTGATACTTTATATGTGTGCGAAGGGTATTTTGATATGATATCTGCTGATGAACAAGGCTTAGCTTGTGTTGCTTATTGTGGTATTACTTTAACTGCTGACCACGTTAAGTTAATAAAACAAATTATTGGTAGACGTGAAATAAAAATAGTTCTAGTCCCAGACAATGACAATAGAGCAGATAAATTTATTAATAGAGCTAAAGAATTATTTAGAACTCATGCTTCTAATTTGCTGGTAGAAGTAATGCAAATAGAAGATGGATACAAGGATTTAAATGAACTTCATGTTGCTAAAAAAAGTATTAGTGAGCAAGTGGTAAAAGATGTTAATTATTTTTTAGCTGAATTTATCCTTAAACAAAATAAAGGACTTGATGTTCAGAAAAAGAAAATTATGGAACTTGTATCTACTGTTAAAGACCCTTTAGTTAAATTATCTATTGCAGAATATTTATCTACACAATGGGAAAAACCATTAGATGTCATTAAAGAATTTTTATCTGTAAAAGAAGAAAGCATTGATGAAGTTTTAAATGAATTTTCTTCCCTAGCTAACGCTACTTCTAGCTTAATAACTGAAGAAAATAATGAACTAAATACAGGTTATGAAGAGCTTGATGGTGCAATTAACCTTTATAAAAAACAGATTACTACTATTGCTGCACCTTCAAATACAGGTAAAACAGACTTTTTAATAGAATTATTGTTGAACTTAAGCATAGTTCAACAAAAAAGAATTTTATTTTTCTCTCTTGAAATGTCTAAAGAGGACGTGTCTGAAATAATTCTTGCAAAATTGCTTCAGCAACCTAGATGGAAAATAAAACAATTTATATTAGAACACCCTTTAGAAGCTAATAATTATATAAATAAAATAGGAACTAGATTACAAATAAATGACAAAGTATTATCTTTAGCTGATATTGATGAACGTATAAAAATCGCTAAAACTAATATTTTTGTAGATGAACCACTAGATATAGTTACTATTGACCATTTTGGTTTGTTGAGAAATAACACTACTGTTGAACAACAATCTAAAAATGCAGATGGATTAATACCTCTTGCCAAAAATCATAATGTTTGTTTGATTATATTAGCTCAATTAAATAAAGCTTCGCAAGTTATTGAAAAAGGTAGAATTAGAGAACCTATGCAAACAGATATTTCTGGTAGTGCTTCTTTAGGCAATGCGTCTACAACTATTTTAGGTTTATGGCGACCAGAAAAGACTCCAGGAATGAGTGAGATTTCTAAAGAAAATTGGAAAAACATTACACGTCTTAAAATCTTGAAGCATAGAAAATTAAAAAGGGACAAGTTATATTTCCAATTAACTTATAACACCGATACAAGCAGATTGGTGATGTTAAAAGAACAAGAAGAAAGAAGTGAATTAGACTGAAAAATAAAGCACATAATGTATATGTAACACTAGGAGCGTCTAATCATAGTGAAGGCGAAAGAGAAGCCAATGACTATTATGCAACTGAACCAAAAGCAGTTGAATTACTACTTGAAAAAGAAGCTTTTACTAAAGATGTGTTAGAACCTGCTTGTGGTGAAGGACATATTTCTAAAGTGTTACAAAAACATGGTTATAATGTATCTAGTTCCGACCTTATTGATAGAGGTTATGGAAAAGTACAAGATTTTTTTAATATAAAACATAGCGATATAAATATCGTTACTAATCCACCTTATAAAATAGCTTTACCATTTTTAAAACACGCACTAAATATTAGTCCTAATGGCAATAAAATAGCGTTATTTTTACGAGTTTTATTTTTAGAAGGTAAAGAAAGAGGTAAATTCTTTAAGGAAAACCCACCAAAGAAAATTTATGTTGCAAGTGGTAGATTATCTTGTGCTAAAAATGGAGATTTTGAAAAATATAAAAAATCAAATGCTCGTGCGTATGCTTGGTTTATTTGGGAAAAAGGTTTTAAAGGTGAACCAACTGTAGATTGGATTAATTTGTAAAAAAGGAGAAAAATATGATTAGATGTACACTACTTAGTCATACCCCTGAGCCAGAAAAAGTCGTATCTATTGCTGCTAAACTTTGTTACAGTAAAAGTGATGTAGATGGCTTAATAACAGGGGTATTAACAGGAAATGATACCGAAAAATTTATTGATAAATTAAAAGGAATGGGACACGAATCACCACTAGAACACGTTTCTTTTACGTTTGCTATTGAAGGTGTTTCTCGTACACTTACCCATCAATTAGTAAGACACAGAATTGCATCATATTCTCAAAAATCTCAACGTTATGTGAGTGAAAATAATTTTGAATATATTGTTCCACCATCAATCGCTAGAGATAGTCAAGCTAAAGAAAAATTTGAGAATTTAATGTGTACAATTCGTCAAGCTTATAACAAATTAGCAAGTATGGATATTCCTAAAGAAGATGCTAGATATGTACTTCCTAATGCAACAGAAACAAAAATTATTGTTACCATGAACGCACGTTCGTTATTTAACTTCTTTTCACTTCGTTGCTGTACTCATGCTCAATGGGAAATTCGTCAACTGGCTAATTTAATGCTCGCTGAAGTACAAAAAGTTGCACCTATTTTATTTAAAAATGCAGGTGCTAGTTGTAAAAAAGGGTATTGCCCAGAAGAAGGAAGGTCTTGTGGAAATGCTCCTACTTTATCGTTCTTAAAAGAATGTGGAAATATGTTAAACCTAAATGAGGTATTTAAATATTAAAATTGGAGAGTGATAATTATAGAAAATAAAATTGAACGTGGTAAATCCACGACTGGTAAAATTACTCACTTAAGTGCATCAACAATTATGAGTATGAAAACTTGTGGCAGACAAGTTTATTTCAGAAAAATATTAGGTATGGAAAATAATACACAATATTCAAAAACAATCTTTGGTTTAGCAATCCATTCTGCTTTAGAATATTGGGGAAAATGTAAAATTGAGAATAAACCTGTTATTTTAAAAGAAGTGATTGATGAATTTAACGAATATTTCGACAATCATTATAAAGAAATAACTGTTTGGGGAACTGATACCTATGAACAACTTAGAGAGCAAGGAGCAGTTGCATTAGATTTATTCTTTAAAACATTTAAAGATATTAAACCAGCTAAAGTAGAATGTCAATTTTTAATTGATAGAGGGAAAAATAAGCTTCCTGTATTGGGATATATTGACCTTCTAACCGAAGATGATTGCATTTACGATTATAAGCTTGGTAAACGTGCTACCACTGCAAAATATATTGGAAACATGAGTATCTACGCATGGCACTATTTGCTTGAAACAGGAGCTTTCCCAAAAGAAGTAGCTACTATTGCTGTTAAATGGAGAACAAAAAACAAACAAGATTATGTAGCAGGTTGGGAAAAGCATATTATTCCTGTAGACATGAATTATATTAAATACATTGAGAGTGAATGTAATGACACTGAAAAAATGATTGACGCAAATGTGTTTAACCGAGCTGAAGCTGGCTGTGGTTTATGTAAAAATTGCGGTTATCGTGAAGAATGTGGAGTGGTAATTTTATAATGGGAAGCATATTATTTGTATTTATATTAATAATCTTAGGTATATGTTTTTGTAACAGACATAAGGAGTAAAAAATGAAACTAAAAAAACATTCAAAAAAAGTTATGGCAATTATAATGTCAGTCATGATTGGTTCTACAGCTTTAACAGGCTGTGGAAACCAACCTGAAGTTACTGAAACAGCCAATGGAAATGTAATAGTAACAACTCATGAGTCAAGTTTTTTTGATACCATGATGGGAGCTGTAGCTGGTACAATGCTTGGCAATATGATTGGCAATGCTATTTGGGGAAGCAGTTTTTCTGAAAAATATAACTCTAGTAGTACAAAAAGTAGCACTTCTACAAAAACTACTACTAAAGAAACTAAACCAGATACAAAAAATAATGTAAAAGATGTAAAAAATAATGTTGCACCAACAGAAAAGAAAGAAGAAAAAAGCAGTTCTTCTACTGTTGCTCCTGTGCCTAAAGCAAGTAATGGAGCAACAAATATTACAACACCAAAATCTACAACACCTAGTATTGGTACAAATAAAAGTGTATCTACAGGAAAAACAGGAATTGGCAGTGCAGGTGCAAGAGGAGGAGCAAGTAGCTAATGAAACTAGGAATGAATATACCTTTTAAAACACAAGCAAAAACAGAAGTAAAAGTTGATAAAAATAATTGGGTTAATGATATTGATAGAGATATTATCCCTTACATTAAAGAACCAGAATGGAAATACAGCTATCCAACTAAAACAGCAATTTCTATTTCAGAAGAAGAAAAAGAATATGTTGAACATCAAGCGAGAATTATATTTAATGCCATGAATAAAACAGTTAAATGTGTTCGCAATTTACCAGAATTTGAAAAGTTTAACTTTATTGCTTCTAAATTTGATTGCACTGCACATTTGGCTCGTATGGATTTTGTAAAAGATATGGATAATGAATTTCGATTAATTGAAATCAATGCAGATACCCCATGTGCAATTCCAGAAACATTTTATGGAAATTTTGTGTATACAAAAGATGAAGAAACTAAACAACGTATAAATAATAAATTAGCAGTTACATTTGCAGCATTAAGTACAAGCATTGATGACTTTTTTGTATTTGCAGCTAATGAAGAATACCAAGAAGATTGGTATAACGCTAAATATTTATATGATAATTTTAAACGTTATTTTCCTAGAATAAATTCAGCACTTGCTTCGTTAAAGGATTTAGAAGTATTTGATGATGGAGTATATCTTTCTGGTAAAAAAATAGATTTTCTTTATCGTTTGCACCCTGTAGAAATGCTTATGGAAGATGTATCTGAGGACGGATATCCAGTAGGTAAAAAACTTATAGAATTGCATAATGAAGGTAAAGTAGTTTTGGTAAATTCTCCTGAAGCAATTATTATGCAAGACAAAAGATTATTTGCAATAATGACAGATTTTGATAATCGCTTTGGATTTTATACAAAAGAGGAAAGAAAAGCCACTATTCTTATGATGCCATATACTACAACAGATAAACAACAAAAAATATCTGACAAAGTTATAGTCAAACCTATTTATGGTAGAGAAGGCTTGGGTATTACTATTATTGATGATTGTAATAGTACAAAAATAGACAATAGTCATGATGAATATATATATCAAGAGTTTATTGAACAACCAACAGTTGAAGCAGAAACAGTTGAAGGCGATAAATTAACTGGATATGTAACATATAGTGTGTTCCTTTTAAATGGTGAGCCTACAGCATGGTATGCACGATTTAGTCCAAAAGAAATTTGTGATGAAGAAGCATTATGGATTCCTATTGAATTTAAATAAAGGTGAGTATTATGGAACAAACACAGTTTTATATAGTGAACGTTAAAGTAAAAGAAGGATTTATTATTGATGGCAATAAAAATCGCTTATACGAAAAAGGTGATGTGTTTAGCTATCGAACAGGTCGCAAACCTAAAATAACTAATGGATTTTTAATTGAATTTCCTGATAAACACACTGTCTTTGTTGATGAAAATGATTGTTTAAAACAAATGATAGATAAAGAGCATAAATATAATACATTTTTACCAAGACTTGCATTTAATAAAGAGGGTGCTAAGTTTTGGAACGAATTAGACAAACTAGGGGAGGAAAACTCAAATTGAAAGAAAAATATTATGTACCTGCTAATGCTATTGTAGAAGCTAAACAAGTTGAAGTAAAAACTGAAGTGAAAACACCTAATGGCATCATGACTGCTAATGTAGGTGATTGGATTTTGACTGATAGCAATAAAAAACACTCTATAATTAGCAATGAAATTTTTCAAGAGTTATATTATGTTGCTCAAGTGAGAGCTAAAGAAGAAAATAAATTTAAAAAAATGTTAAAAATGATTAAGGGGTAACAATATGAAACAAAATGAACACGAACAACTCACAATTAGAGTAAATGGTAAATGTGTAGAAGTTGAAGATATGAATGGTATTACAGCAACAGCAAAATGTAATCCTGATGATAAATTTAATATTCACGTTGGTCTTGGTATTGCGTTACAAAGATTAGAAAATGAACAAATAAAACAACAAACAAAAGACGAACGAAAATGTTTTAGACCTTTTGTATGTGGGAACTGTTTCTCTCCTCATGACTTAAACGAATTTGAAGGTTATATCGGTGATAAAACTGATTTAAAAGATGAATTTGGTGAAGAATTATTAGTAGGAGATACAATTAAAGTTAAATATAAAAATAGTTGTTATCATGCACATTATTCTACAATATGTAAAAGTGGCATAAAAACGAGTGTAATGGGATTTGGTTCTGATTTTGTTAGAGATGACCTAATCATTATAAAAATACCACGTAAAAAGAAAACTGAATGGTGTACTTTAATTGAAACATATGATGAAATGAAAGGCAAACAATGGATATTTTAGTTGATTTTATGATTAATCTTGCAATTATTTCGGGCTGTTTATGTTCAATAGGTTTATTTATATCAATGATGGTACAGTCTATAAAAGATATGTTTAGGTATTGATTTAAGGAGAAACATGGAAATATTAGAATTAGTTTTTATGACAAGTATGTCAATAGTATGTGTTTGTGGAGCAATATTTACTCTTGGTCTTACAGTATGGTTTCTTAAAGAATTGATTAAGGATTTCTTTTAATAATGAGGTGAAAAAATGGATATATTTATAACAATTTTAGCTTCATGTGCTGTTACAATAGGTGTTTCTTTTACAGCATTTGCTGTTGTTTTTATAGTGTCTGGTATAAAAGATATGTTGAAAGATTAGTGAGGTGAAAAAATGGAAGAACATTATGATGAACATTATAAAAGTGAGCATCAACCAATAGAAGTTATGCAAGCTAATATGACTAATGATGAGCTTATAGGTTTTTTAAGAGGTAATATTATTAAATATGCACTTCGATTTGGCAGAAAAGATGATACACAAAAAGAAGCTGCTAAAATAAAACGATATGCAGAATGGTTAGTAGTAGCTGTAAATGGTGAAACAATAAATCCTAGAGAATAAGGAGTGATGTGAATGGAAGAAACTAAATATTATGTATTTGATTGTGATACAGATTTATATAAGTTATCTCAAAAAATAAACAATATATTTAAAACAATTCAAGGAGAAAACCCTACTATTATTTGTATTAAACATGGATATGCAGATATGATTGTTTATGGTGATTGTTCTTGTTGTCTATTTCCTCATAATGAAATTTCTATTGCCTGTGGTGCTAATGACATCACTTTTAATACAACAAATAAAATTTTAAAGTTAGAAATAAACAAAGATATCTCAATGTATAGTAATATTTATAATGTAAAAATTGAGATTATTGATAAGGGGTAATAGGTTGAAAGAACCTGTTACTCCTACAAAGGAGATGTTGGGTAGAGAGCTACAATTAATATTGCCAATAGGAAAGTCTGTAAACCATTGTTATATAACCACTAGAAATGGAATAAAAATATTGAATAAAGAAGCTAAACAGTGGTTTAAAACAGTAGAGCAGATTATAAAACAAGAAGTGCTTATTCAAGGTTGGACTAAAACAGAATTAACAAAGATTGTTGCAGAAGCTAAAGTTTATTGGAAAGATTATAGAACAAGAGATACAAATAATCTGGATAAAAACTTATGTGATGCACTAGAAGGAATTGTTTTAGATAATGACTGTTATTTGCTTATAAGATGGATTGATTGGGAAGTGGATAAAAACAATCCTCGAATAGAGTTAAAAATAAGAGTTTTTAATCCTAAAAAAGATAAATGGATTTTTTTGACAAAACCTCTTGCAGGTAGGTATTTCTCTGTTAATATAGAGAATGTAGCGGAGAGAAAGAAGAAAGAAGGTTGATAATTATTAATAAAAAATGGCATGAAAATATGGTATCTCAAGAAATATTAAAAAGAAAATATTTCAAAGAAAATGAAGATTTTGAAGGTTTTATTAATAGAGTATGCAGTATATTCTACAGAAACCAAAATAAAATTAAGCAAGCTTTAATTGATGGTGATTTTTTCCCTGCTGGTAGAATTTTAAATTCTGCTGGATTAGAAAAAGATAATATTAGTGCAACACCAATGAATTGCTATGTACTACCTTCGCCAGAAGATAATATTGAAAGCATCTATAAAACACAAGCTGAAATGGCTAAAACGTTTAGTCGAGGTGGTGGCTGTGGAATAAATATTTCTAATTTGCGACCTAAAGATGCTAAAGTAAATAACACCGCTAAAACAACAACTGGTGCTGTTTCTTTCTTAGAATTATTTAATACGACTGGTAGTATCATTGGTCAAAATGGTAGACGTTCAGCAATTATGATTGGGTTAAATTGTTCACACCCTGATATTGAAGAATTCCTTCATATTAAGGAAACAAACCATAAGTTAGAGCATATGAATATTTCTATTTTATTTACAAATGAATTTATGCAAGCTGTTCGAGATGGAAAAAATTACACTTGCTCGTTTTTTGTACCAGAAACAGGCGAAAAAATTGAAAAAACAATTAATGCTAAAGAGTTTTTTAAAAGATTTTGTAAGGTTAATTGGGATTATGGCGACCCCGGAGTAATGTTTATTGATACAATTAGAAATAGTAATCTATTATCTGGATATGATGATTATAAGATTGAAATTTCTAACCCTTGCAGTGAATTTCTTGGTAGTGCATATACAGCTTGTTGCTTAGGTTCAATTAATCTCTATAATTGCGTAGATAATAAGTTTACCTCACAAGCTACATTTAATCGTAAAAAGTTTTCTGATTTAGTTGATATTGGAGTTGATGCTCTTAATCAAGTATTAGATTATGGTAGAGATAAACAACCTTTAGAAGCAAATAAACAGGCTATTGATGATTGGAGAAACATTGGATTAGGTTTCTTTGGATTAGCTGATGCCTTAGTTGCTTTAGGTATTAAATATGGCTCACAAGAAGCTCAATTTTTAGTACAATCAATTGCTGAACTAATGATGGCAAGAGCATTAAAATCTAGTTGTAATTTAGCACGTTCACAAGGGACTTTTAGAAAATACAATTGGAACAATACAAATAAAGTTTTACATTCTCTAAAAGAAGTATATCCTGAAATTTATAATGATATTAAATATCATGGTCTAGCTAATGGTTCTTTAATTAGCATTGCACCAACAGGAACAATTTCTTTATTAGCTGGTGGTTTTTCTGGTGGCATTGAGCCAATGTTTAAGGTGTCATATGAACGAACTACTCATACATTAGAAGGGAAAGGCGAAACCTTTAGAGTATTCCCAACTTCTATTAAAGAGTTATTAGAATATCACAATTTACCACTAACACTTACAAATGAAGAAATTAAAGAAAAGTTCTCTCATATTGTAGAAGCAGATGAAATTCCTTATGTAGAAAGAATAGGTATGCAAGCTTCAACTCAAAGACCGATTGATAATGCTATTAGTTCTACAATTAATTTGCCTGAAAGTGCTACACCAGAAGATATTTTTAATATCTATATGATGGCATGGGAAGCTAAATTAAAAGGGGTTACAGTATTTAGAGATGGCTGTATGCGTTTATCCATATTAAACCCTAAGAAAAAATCAGAAGATTTTGATAATAATTTTGGAGAAATTGTACCTATAAAGAGAGAAGAAACTGGTAGTCTACCATCATTAACTTATAAAAAGCAATCCGCTTGCTCTAAATTGTACCCTACAATTACTTTTAAAGATGGCAAACCTTTTGAAGTATTTGCAAGTGTTACAGGTGGTTGTAGTGCTAATATTGCAACAATAGTTCGTTTATCTTCACTGGTTTTACGTTGTGGAGTTAAACCAGAAAAATTAATAGAAGAACTAAAAGAACAAAAATGCCCTGCTTGCAAAACATTAAGAGGACAAGGCAGAAAAAATATTTCTCTCTCCTGCGGTAATGCTATTGCTGAAAGTTTACAAGAAGCTATTGCTGAATTTAATGGTGATTTTAAAGAAAAAACAAATATTAAGCAGCCTAAACAAACAGATGAAGTACACGAAGAAAGAGTACGTAAAAAATGCCCTGAATGTGGTGCTGAAATTCGTGCTGAAGGAAATTGTGTTTCTTGTACTCAATGCTCATGGAGTAAGTGTGAATAAAAATAGGGGAGCAAATCTCCCCTATAAATAAATAAGGAGTGATATATTTTGTGGTTAAAACATTTAAAAACTGAAGTAGATGTTGATGATAAAGTAATGTTTTATGTTGGTATTGTAACTAAATATTTAAAAAGAGGAACTATCACAGGCTTTAAAAAAGGATATGTTCAGATTAGAGGGGAAAATGGTTATCCTTATCCTTATGTATTACCTGAAGATATCACAATGCTTTTAACGGAAAATGGTAATAACCGCTATCAAGAAAATTATACATCATCTTTTTATGACGATTATAATGATGATTCTTATGATAATTCTTATGATGATGATTATTATAATAACAGCCCATGCGTTAATGCTTATGACAATGACTATGATAATAGCGTAAATGATAATAACTCTTATAGTTCTAGTAGCTATGATAGTTATAGCAGTTCTAATGATTCTAGTTTTGATTACTCTAGTAGCAACGATTGGTAAGGAGAATGTAAATGAAAAATTTTGTATCAGATATTTTATTATTATTGACTTTAGCTATCGGAATTGTATTGTATATTCCGTTAATAATTATTGCAGTAGCTTTTGCTGTACCTCTTATGTTTTTATTTGGAATTGCGTTATTACTCAATCCTAAACAAAGAGAAAAAATTAATATTCATTTAAATCTTAAAGAAGGACAGCAATGATTTATATATGTATATTATTTGGAATTTATCTGCTTATATTCGCATTATGTAAAACATCAAAAAGAGCAGATGAAAGAATTGAAGAAATGAATAAAAATAGCACCAAAAAATAAATTATTAAGGAGATTATATGAGAAAATTTGAAAGAATTAAAAGAAGTGTAGCAGACTTACCACAAAGAGCAACAGAAAAATCTGCTGGGTATGACATTAAAGCATATGGAGCAACTATAATTAATCCTATGGAATGTAAAAACATTCCTACAGGATTAAAAGTTAAACTAAATAAAGATGAATACTTACAATTAGTCGCAAGAAGCTCTTTATATAAAAAATATAATTGCATCATTCCAAGCGGTTTTGGAGTGATTGACTCTGATTACTATAATAACACAGGTAATGAAGGTCATTTTATGATACCTTTACTTAATTTATCTAATACACCAGTTTTTATTCCATTTGGTGAACGCATTGCACAAGGGATTTTTGTAAAATATTTAAAAACTAATGATGATTTACCCGTTTTACAAGTCCGCAAAGGAGGATTTGGTTCTACAAACGTATGATGTATCATTATTTTTTAGTTGATTTTAACAACGAAGGGTATATGTATAGAGTTGGAATTATGAGTGAGAAAGAGAACCAAATTCCAGAAATTATGGATTACTTAAAACAAAATTCTAAAGACGTTCTATACGAAACTTCTACAAAAGAAGTAAAAGAAGAATACTTAAAAACAACAAGAACAATCCCTTGTGGTAAAATTTTCTGTACTAAATTTTTATTTGATAAATGTATTAAAGTTAGTAAAGACCATTGGAGTTCAAAATTAAGACAAGATTTAATGAGTAAACAAGATGGGAAGGTGCATTTATCATAAATAACATAGAAAAATTAATTGCTGATTTTGCAGAAGGTAAACTTGATGTATTTGCTTTACAAACAAAATTAAATAATGATATGCAAAGTTTAAATAGAAACCAAGATGCTAGACAAGAAAGATTAATAAATAAACTTAGTCAAGATTATTGTGCTATGCGTTCACCAGAAGAAATTTTATGTGAAAAAGAGAAAATGCAAGAGATTATTGGTATTTTACAAAGAATAAAAGAAAATATTCCTGCTGACTTATGGTGGATAATGGTACAAATAGCAGTTAAAAGAAAAACTCAAACAGAATTGGCTAATACACTAAATGTTAATCGCTCAACAGTTTGTCGAAGAGTAAAAAAAGCAATTGGGTTAGCGTCAAGGATTATAACTATACAAGAATATAATGAGTGTTTTAGATACTAATTATACTATAATCCGCTAAAATATAACAGAATATTTATTCAATTAAAAGGAAAGAGGTTTTATTTATGGACGTAGCAGTTTACCCAAACATATATTATTTAGCTCATGTTATAGAGGGCTTAAGGTTTTTAACAGGAGGTTGTTCGTTGTTATGTTTTATCTCAGCACTATGGTCATTAACGTCAATAATTGATATTAAAAAAGTAATGGAATATAATACAGTATTTAAAAACGAAAATGTAAATATAGAAAAAATAATAGAAAGAAACGATAAAAAAAGCGTAAAAACATTTAAATATAACATTACAGGGGTAATTTTAGTGCTTGTAACATTACTTATTCCTAGTAGCGAAACAGCTTATTATATATTACTTAATTTATAAAGGAGATTGATTTCTATTGTTGATAAATAATATTATTAATCATACGAAAAATATAGTAGAACATAAAAAATGGGTGTTCCATTATGCCTGTAAAGCAGGGATACCAATTCAAGGATTAATGCACGATTTAAGTAAATTCTCACCAACAGAATTTATTGAAGCTATTCAATATTATAAAGAAGGAATAAGTCCTTTAAAAGAAAGTAAGAGAGTCAATGGATATTTATTAGCTAAATTACATCATTGCCATCATAATAAGCATCATTATGAATATTGGCAAGATGAATTTGATAAAGGCGGAAAACCACTAATAATGCCATTTAACTATGCTTTAGAATTAATTTGTGATTATTTGGCTGCTGGTAGAATTTATTTTAAAGATGATTTTAGCTATAAAGTTGAATATAAATGGTTTTTAGAACATAAATATAATAATAAATATATAGCCATGCATCCATTGATTTTAGAGTTTTTAAAAGAAATGTTTAGTCTTATGGCTGAATACAACTCTAGTAAAATTTTAACCGACCATCATTTTGTAAAAAGATTATATACATTAATTACTACTAATAATAAAGGAGAATGATAAAATATGGATTTAGCTTTATGTAAACAGGAAAAATTTAATGGTGTACTTGTAGATTTTTATAGAGATGAAAATAATAATGTTTTCATGACGAGAGAACAAATTGGGACAGCTTTAGAATATGCTCAACCAAGAAAAGCTATTGATAAAATTCATCAAAGAAACAAAGAACGTTTAAATAAATTTGCAGTATCAACTAAATTAAATTCTACTGACGGCAAAAAATATGATACAACTGTATACAATTCTAATGGTATTTGTGAAATTTGTCGTTACAGCAAACAACCAAAAGCAAATTTAATTTATGACTGGTTAACTGCAAATATTTTGTTAAAAGAAAAATCAACAAATATAACACAATCTCCTACTATTGATGATTATACAAGTTTAGTAACAGTTATAAATAATAAAATTGTAGTATCAAGTCGTCAAGTAGCAAAGAATTTTGAAAAAGAACATAAACATGTACTAGAAGATATTAGTAAATATATCAAAGCCGAAAATTCGGCTATGACTGACTGGTTCTGCAAAACATATTATCAAGCAGGAACAGGGAAAAGATATCCTATGTATTATATGACTAGAGATGGATTTAGTTTACTTGTTATGGGATTTACTGGTAAAAAAGCTTTAGCATGGAAAGTTAAATATATCAAAGCCTTTAATGCAATGGAAAAAATGATTAAGTCTAATTATAAATTACCAGATTTTACCAACCCAGTAGAAGCTGCTATTGAATGGGCAAAACAATATAAAGAAAAAGAAAAATATAAAAAAGAACTCGAAGAAGCTAAACCTAAAGCTGAATTTGCAGATGCCATTACACAATGCAAAACAAATTTACCTATTGGAACATTCGCAAAAATTGTATACAGAAAAACTGGCATTGGCAGAAATAAATTATTTGATTGGTTGAGAGATAGAGAATTATTAATGTCTATCCCTAGCGAATATAACCAGCCTACACAAAAAGCTATTAGATTAGGATTATTTGAAACAAAAGAAAGTATTGCAAGTGAACGTGATATTGTGGTTAAAGTAGCTATTACACCAAAAGGACAACTATATGTATATAATATGTTAACTCAATATGAAAATACTATTGTTGCATTAAAAGACAAACATTTAATTGCATAAGAATGTAAAAAAAGGACTAACCTAAATGGTTAGTCCTTTTTGATAACTTTTTTTCTCAAACAACCACATGATTTTGTGTGTCCATTAATAACATTTCCTTTTACAATGTCTATTATATTGCCACAATCACATTGACAACGTAATTTTTTCTTATTTTTTCCCTTACCATCTATAAAAGGAATTTCTTCTAATATAGTTAAATTATTAAATTTTTTGCCAATTAAATCATTAATATTATTAATAGGTTTTTGTTTAGTCGGTTTATGTGAACATTCTTTATCTCCACAATATTTTTTTTGACCTAAAATAATATTATATTTTTTGGCTTCTATAACATTACCACAATCACACTTTGCAATAACTCTACCATTACCAATTTCTTTGATAATAGTTAAATTATTAAATTTTTTGCCAACATATGATACAATCATTTTTTTTCTTAGCTGATTCTCTTGAGGATAATATTTTATTTCTACGTAAACAGCCACAAGACTTAGTTCCTCCATTGATTACAGTAGATTTTGCCAATATTTTTTCATTTCCACAATCACATTTACAAAGAACTTTATTTTTATCTAGCTCTTCTATCACAGTGAGCATATTAAATTTTTGTCCTACATAAGATTTACGAACTTTTACTTTTGTTTTTTGTGTTAAATCTATATTATTTTCCATATTAATATTCCTTATAATCTATTGATTGTAAATAGTCTAGCCATTTATATCCATCACCATATAAAAATATAGATTTCATATATAATCCATCAGCACAAAGAACCTCCAAAAAAACATTATTAAGTTCTTTATAATGATAATCATTAAGAATATCTTTAAATGTTGTTTTATCAATTTTTCTTCTATTTCTTAATGTTCTTGTTCTTACATTTACTTTTGGTGAAACACCAATTTCCATAGAACATTCTTTGCCAAGCATTATAGCAATTTCTTCTGATAATATTTCATCATGACGACCAGATAAAATTTTATGTTTAGCATCATATATTTGAAGTTGATATAATGCTTCAATAGTAAAGTATCCGCTCATAAAATTGAAATTGTATTGACTATTACCATTATCATAAATCAATAATTGTTTTGTTCCAAAGGTTGTTTCATATATTTTCTTTACATTATGCTCGAAACATTCTTCTATAGAATTTATATTTTCAAACCAATTACCATCTTTTGTTTCAACTGCAAATTTTACATCAATCATATTTTAACCCTCCAATACGTTTGCTCTTAATTGACAATTTCTAATATCTTTGATTGACAAACCTTTTTGATAAACTTTTGTTATCTCAAGGTCTTTTATTTGGCTAAATTGTATTGTTTCATTGTTCGCCAATAAATCTTTTGGTGTAATATCTATTGTGTGCAATTTAAATAAAGAATAACCATTTAATTTACTGCCCTCTTTTAAATAATATAATAAATTTACAAAACTATTTAATTTCTCCTCACTTGCATAAAGTCGCACTATTTTAATGTTAGGTTTCATGTTCAACCCTATGCCGAAGAATTTATTAAATACTGTTGTACCATTTTTTTCAAATGTTGTTGTACTATCTTTTTCAAATGCTATTATGCCATCTTCTTCAAATATTTTGTTTAACATATTTAATGTAGATTGTCTAGGAACTCTAAAGCCTTGCTCCCAAGCTTGAACAGTTTTAACTGATACGGCTAACTTGTCAGCTAAATTTTTTCTAGTCCAACCTTTTTGTTCTCTAATTTCCTTTAAGTTTTTAATATCCATCTTATATTCCTCCGTGTTTTTAACTACTACCTTGTAGCACCTTATGTTTTTATTATATGCTACTATGTAGCACTTGTCAATACATTTTTTATAAAATTTTATTTACTTTTTTATAAAAACGTGATATTATATATTTAAAGATAAATATTAACATTGAATGTACGAAAGTTAAATACTTTCATTCCATCTTATTTAATGATAAACCTCAACACGTGGTGTATTTGGTTTAAATTTAAATTTTATTTAACTGTAACATTCAATGTATAAAAAAGAAGGCAAAATAAGCCTTCTTTTTTTTATTTTAGGTATAATTATATTAACCACTAAAAGAAAACCTCTTAAAAAGGCTAAGATTTTTATGTATATAAACAAAAAATAGGAGCTATACTAATAAAGTATAACTCCCATAGTTATTTATAAATAAAATTTATATTTTATTCCAATAGCAACATCATCTTTATCTACATATATCCATGTATTTTTTATATCAACTGTACCAGCTACTTGTCCATCACTGTTAAGACCAATCCCTATACTGTGTTGAGTTTTATCACTCATGTTGCTTTCTAACTTGCTCAATGATTGATTGGCACTCTCCAATGAGTTCGTCAATTTTGTTACTTGCGTCTTGAGAGATTGAATTTGAGATTTCGATTGATTCAATTCTGCCTTGCAAGTCATTAAGTCCTCCTTCGATTGCTGAAGTTGATTGTTCGAGTTGTTCAGTTGTTCCTGCAATATCTGATTTTGTTTCTTCAATTCTGTCAAATTCTGTTCTAATGTCGTTAATTGTGTTTCCGTTATCACATATGTCGCTTCGGAACAATAAGCAGGACAAGAAAATGATAATACAGACCAAAACAGTAATAATGACATAACAAGGGTTAATTTTTTTGAGCCATGTTTTGATTTTTTCATACATAACATCACTCCTTATTGTAATAATTTTTGACCTCGATACCAATTAGCTTTGCCACGTAAAACATCTCCACCACGAGTCCCATCAGTAGCATAAGGGTTATAATGTGAGCTTTCTGGTGTGCCTAAATATTCACAATCCCAACGTTCAACAGTTGTTTTTACCCCATAAGGTTCATGGCAATAAACACCATCTTCATTATCGCCAGCTTCACCATGAGTTAATACTCGTTTTTTATCAATGGTTAAATCTAAAGCGTCAGCTAAAACGCAAATACATTGACTCATTACTTCAATTTGCTGAGCTGTAATAGGATTAGTTCCTAAACCACTATTAGTAGTAGCATCAAAACAGCCTAAAAAACATAAAGCAATAGAGCCACTATTTCGCATATAAGTTGCAGCTAACACTGTATCTAAAGAAACACCTCTAGGAACATAAATAGAACCATCATAATCAATTTGCACATGGTAATCGTCCCAAAATTGAGAATATCGACCAGCAGACCAGTGAACATATAATTTCACATCTCTATTATTTGCTTCAGCTTGATTCCATAAAGAATATTTAACATCTAAAGCCATTTGTTTTAATTCCTGTAATGTAACTTTTTTCATTTGGCTTTTACTTAATACTGTACTCATTGCACATCACCTTTACCTTTCATATTGTCTTTAATTGTTCTTGCTAGGTATCCTGCAAATGCACCAATAATTGCACTTGCAAGATTTTCCATAGCAAAAAAAATTGACAGAATTAAACCTACACCCAAAAATAAAATAACTAATACCATTTCTAAATCAGCTTTAGAAAAACATGACATTATATTCACCTCTCAATCAGAAGAAAGATGCAATAATAGCAATTATAGGTATGATAAAAGTTGTTATAACTGAACCTAAAAAAATTAAAATTCTAGTTGTATATCTTTTTGAATTTTCTAACGATTTAACACGAGATTCAAGTTCATCAATATCTCGTCTGTGTCTATTTGCCCTTTCTTTTAACATTTTATTATCACTTAATATACTTTCATTTAAAGTCGTATTAATTCTAGTAAGCTCTGTTTGCACAGTTTCAACACCATTCATTGTTCTCATAAGTAGTTCTTTTAATATTTCTACACTGTCTTTATCCAATCTATCACCTTCATTCTAAAACAATAGCATCTAAATCTTCTTTAGATTTGCAAGCTTTTATTTGTGCTTGTATCTGTTCAAGCAAAGCATAAGCTTCAAATTGACTTGTTCGTACATCATTAAATACTTTACTCATTTGTTCCAAATTTAATTCTACAATACCTTTGTTTTCTTTATCTAACCATACTTTATACATAGTTGTATTAGATTTTTCAACTTGCGTATCTAAAAAAGTATATGCTGCTAAAAAATTAGTAATATCTTCACTGGCACAATCAAACCCATATGTGTGCGTTTCATCAATTTGCACCCAACGAATTGCATCTCTTTTTTTTACAAATACTTCACCCGCCTCATTAAGTTTAGCTTCTTTTAACTCATCTAAAGTTTGTTCTTTTGGAGGAGTATATTCTCTTTTTTCTTTTGCACTAAGGTAATTTTGAATATTATTTATATAATTATCAAAATTAGAATTAGGGTATTCCAAAAATTCTTTATTTACAACACAACATTCTTGATAATTGTCGTAAATAACTTGAGTAATATCATCTATATCTAAACCGCTATCGAGTTTAAAATTTTCAATGGTATCTTTATATATTTTAGCATCATTATTAATAATTAACACTTCGCCTTTATTTATCTGAAATACTTTCATTAATATCACTCTTCCTCTCTTACCTATAATAATTCCTATATGCTTCAGACAAATGTGAGTATAAAATTGTTTCATATACTAAAAATTTATCTTTTTCTCTATTAATACTTCTTTTAAAAATTCAACTATTTATTTTTTGTAACATTAATAATTATTTTATTCAAATTCTTATTATGCTGTACGTTTCCACATGTAAGTTGCAATGTATGGCTGTATGTTATTATGTGCTTGTCCACTGCCAGTAGCACTAATAGTTATGCTATGTGTGTGTGAACCCGATGCATTTGTAATTGGCACAGTGTCAATTGACATAGCTGGCATATATGTGTCATACGTTATGGCAGGTTTACTACCACTATTGCCTGTAGTTGCACGTTTAACAGGGTGCGTATGCTCGCCTGCCGCATTAGTGCTTCCACTATGATTATGACTAGGTAATTCTCCTACAGTGAGTTGGTGAGTTGCTTCACCGCCAGTACTTCCTGCATTATAGGTTGTTCCCCAAGAAGATTTACCTTGTGCTAATAACACACGACCTGCTGGCATTGCTTCCCATGTACCAAAACCAAATAATGTAGCTGGATTGGTACTAACTGTAGACATATAAATACTTCCAACTGGATATACTTTTTTTAATATATCTAACATAGGTGCGTACTTTGCTATAGCATTCCTAACAAATCCACAGGTAGCAAGTTGTGTATTATTTGTATCAACTCCAGGAGTTGGAGCTGTTGGTGTTCCACTAAAAGCTGGACTTTCTGTATAAGCTAAATATCTCCATGCTGACCACGTATCAATACCCGCGTCCCTAGCACTTCTCACAGCTACTCTACCAACAGCACCTGTAGTACCAGACCATTCTAAAGCTATTTGATTAGCACCACTGTTTTTTACGCTTATAAGATTACCATATAAAAACGGAAAATTATTGCTATATATAGCAGATTGAGAAATACCACCTTTTAAAGCACTTCCTTTGGTATCATTGCTATATCCAGCATTTGCCCCAACCCTATCAGAATATTCTGCTCTTGATACATTATTTACTGTAGCAGTTGAAGTAGAGCCGTTTCCTTTTGTTATGGTTAAAGTAGCATTACTAGCCGACACACTTTTAACATATGTTGTATTAATTGTTTGCCCTGTACTATCTTGTGTAGCGTTAGTAGCACTATCAGCCTGACTAGCACTTGCAACTTTACCTGTAACGGCAATAGTAACTTTATCATTATTAGCATCACCAACTAGGCTAATATTTGTGCCTGCTGCTAATTCCAAAGTATCTTGTTTAGCATCAGCTTGAATAGTGTTTGAACCTACTTTTACATTTGCAAAAGCGTTTTGATTTACTTCAGCACCACTAGCAATACCATCTAATTTCCTTTTATCTGCATTGCTCATATACCCATTGCTATCTTGAGTTGCAACATCATGAGAATGACTTTTTGGTGCAAAATCAGAGCTTGTTTTGCCATTCAACATTCCTGCATTAAGATTAATATTTTCATTACCATTATTTATAGGAATTTGCCCGTTTTCATTACTAGGGATTAACCCTTGTAATTTTCCAGCATCTACAATTTGTTCATCTTTTAATGCCTTGTTTTGTTTTCTTGCTCCCGCTGGAAAATCAGATATATAACTATCATCTTGTGGAAAATTTTCATCAAAATTTGTTTCTTTTAATATCTCATTCATTTAACTCACCTCTTAAAAAAGAGTCAATCTTAAGATTGACTCCGTTAATATCCTCTCGCCCTCCAATTTACTTGACCTCCAACATCTTGATTATTTTCATCTAAAACACGCACTTTAAAACTTTTCTTTGTTTTATCTGTAATTTCACAGCGGATTCCATAACCAAGTGCATATGGTGTTACAACTGGAATAGTATAAAATTCTTTATCAAATTCAACTATTGTTCCGCCAATAGGAACATCTAAACTACCAACAATTTCTCTGTCTGGTACATCTATAAATATTTCAAAAGTGTTTACTTCGACTGTATTATTAGAATCGTTACTAGATAAAATACATCTAAATTGCACATATCTAAAATTATATTGAGCTTCAATGAAATTAATCCATTCACTCCACTCAATATTATCTTTAGAAGTCCTAATTTCTACATAAGCATTAAGCCCAGCAATAATTCTTGCACTAGAACGAAACTTCATAGAAATATTAGCATAAACAATTTTACTAACATCTATAACCTCACAAGTATAAATACCTTGTGTATAAAAAGAACCATCATCTTTTTGTTTTAGTCTTAATACATTTGCTCCTCCAACTTCACCAAACATTAAGTTATCATAATCAGAGAATTTACCTTTTAATGTTTGAAATGTAATTGTTGACCTTTGAAACTCAGTATTATTATGAATCCCATCTTTGCGAGCAACTTCATTAATATTTAAAATAACATTCTTTTCAGATAAATTTTCAATACTAATCAATTTAGAAATAGCATTAACAGAGTATTTACCACTTCTGTTTATGGCTTTTATCATATATTTGAACGTCCCTTCAAAATTAACCTTTAATTCAAATGAAGTTGTAGATATCATTGTAGCTATGACATTCCCTGTGTCCCAAGTTTCACCTTCTCTAATTTCATAACCTATGCAATCTGTATCAGTAGATTTATTCCATAAAAATTCCACATAATCACCATTTTGATATAACATAAATCCAGTTACATCAGATGGTTCATATGTGGCATATAAATTGGCACTTACTTCATCAGAATAAAAACCACTTGTATTTATAGCTTTTAACATTACTTTAATATTTCCGCTTTGTGCATCAGGCTTAAAAGAATAATTTGTATTTGAGGTTGTTGCTAACACAGGTACTTCGCTCCATATATAACCATATCGTAACTCATAGTGACTCACATCAAATTCTGGAACAGCGTCCCATTTGATATCTATAATAGAACGGTTATCTATATTTTGTGTTAAAGTTAAATTTTTGGGAGCAGAAGGGTTTAAATCAAAAGTACATTCAAAATTTGCAGGATTTAAAGAATAAAAGCCTGCATTAGAAACAGCTTTTATCCAAAAATTGAAGGTTTTTTCAACATTAATAGTCATATCATAATAATTATTTGTAATATAATTAGAAACCAATGTAGAATTGTCCCAACTTTCTCCTATGCGTAATTCATAATGGTTTATATCATATTCATCTGGGGGTTGCCAATATAAGTGTATTTCAGATTTTTTTGCTACATTTTGAGTTCCACTAAACCCTGTAACATCATATGGTTCAATCATAATATGTGTAAATAAATTATTTTTACGTGATTCAAAATTTGCTACTGTAGTAGCTGTAACAGATAGAGAAATATCAAGTGATTGTGGCATAGTATAAGTTAAAGAATTTGTTATTGAAGTATCTACTTTTTCATCATTTATAAAAACAGAATAAAAAGCAATATCATGAAAGTCTGTTGGAATATCCCATGTTACAATAATTTGACTACGGTCTTTAGGGTTTTGTTTTACATTGACATTTTCTATAACATTCGGGGTTAACACTAATTGTAAACCTAATTCTTTCGCATTAAGGCTATACTTGTTGTTATATCCTATAGCTTTTATAAAAAATTTATAATATCCTTCTTTTCTAATTTGATAAACAACGTTATTAGAACTTGATTTAGCTATAAATTTTCCACTATCCCAATCTTCGCCCATTCTTATTTCATAATTAACACCATGAGGAACTAAATCCCAATTAAACTGTAAATTACTTCTATCTGTGTCCATTTGGATTACTGAAAATTCTGTTATATCTTCTGGTTCTATTTTTATAGTTATTTCTTTAAATATGCCTTCGCTTTCAACATTAAAAATAGAATATGTTTTTACACCGATAGTATACGTACCACTAGAATTTGCAATATAACTATATGTTATTTCATCTGTGGAATGTACCATTTTACCATTAACATAGATATTATATTTAGATAATCTATTATCTTCTACTTCGTTCCAAGATATATTTATTTGACTTAAGTTATTGTCATCTTGTTCTACAGTTAATTCAGATATATCTTCACAAGACATATCTCTTTGGGCTGTTAATGTTAAAGGAGTTTGAGATAAATTACCACCATTATCAACAGCATAAATATAGAAATTATGAGCTTCATTATCTAAAATTTCATAGGTAAAGCTAGTAGTTATAGTTCTTCCTATTGTTTCAAAATTTTCATCTTTGATTTCGTAACATTTCAAATCTTTATCTTCAACAGGTGTCCATATTAATTTAATTTCTGTTGAGTTTGGATTATACCATACTCTACCTTCAGTAACATCACTAGGCGGAGCATCTTTGCCTGTAACGTAAAAAACATCAGAAATATATCCAGCCGAACATCTACCAGACGTATTCTCTAATACAATTTTAAATAAATAAATTTCATCTGTTTTGGCATTATTAATAATAAAATTATCACCAGTTGTTGAGCCATAATAAGCCCATTCTCCGTTTTCTTCACCACATTGATAAAAGATTAAAGCTCTATGAAAATAATCATATACAGGCAATGTAAATTTAGCCAAAATATTACTAACTACAGTTCCATCACTATTAATGTAATATTCTTGATTTAATACTAATTTTTTTATTTCTGGAACAACACCTGTTAATGAAGTTTCCTTTGTTCCGTATTTATAAACTTGAATTGTTGCACCTAAATAATCACTATAAATATTTTTATTATAGTTGCGTGCAGATATTTCAAACGTACCATCATTATTTTCTTTTATTTCTGTAATTCTAAAAGGTTCATCTTTAAATACATTATGAAAAGAAAATTCAATGACATCTCCAGGTTCTAAGTGCATTGCTTGTTGTCCAGTTTTAAAAGATATTGTTTTAAAACATATTGAATTATAATCTCTATAAAAACGAGCAAGCCTTAACGCTTGATTTTGGCTTGTTGTTCCTTCTAAGCTAACAGATTTCTCTATAATTTTTCCTCTATTTTTTTGGTCTGCAAAATCTTCTACAATAGCTTCAACACTATTCCAGTTATTCAATGGGTCAATAAAAGCAACAGAATATCTATTTGGTGTATCATCTAAAGCTAACGGAGCAACAGACAAATCTGAAGAATTACTATCATTAAATTTATATACAACATTTTCTGGCTTTTCAATTCTTAAAAATAACTTATCCTGTGAGCATACCAAAAATCCACAGAAGTTGCCTAAAATATCACTTATCCAGTCTAAAGCAGATTGTTTTTGGTCAATAACAATATTTAATTCATATCGTTTACAAGATATAGTTTCTCCACTAGAACCTTTATAAGTAATTATTTCATCACAATAATCTGCTACTTCTTTAAAACTATCTTCATCAATATTTTCACTTGTTATCCATTTCCCTAAGCCAAAACGTTTAGATAAAATAAAATCTCTTAAACACATTGCAGGATTGGTTGAATATTTTGTTTCGCCTGTTCGTGTATCATAAACTTTTCTACCTTTTACAAAACAACTTACAGACGGGTTACCATTTAATTCATTAGATACCATAAAATTCATATCTAACCATGCCATTTTAGGATAACCACCTACATCTACATAATTTGCTGGTGGTGTTGAATCATAAAAAGTATAACTTGTTCCACCTGTTACTGTAGATGCTTGCATATTAACAGGGCTTAAATAACAATGAATATTTACTATTTGTTTGTATTTTTTATATCTGCCAGTCCATGAAACCCTATTCATAAATATTTTTTTAGTAATTGAATTGGGAATTAAATAATAATAATATCCGTCCATGCAACAGCTATCTGGTGGATATTCAATATACCCTAATCCAGACTCTTTACCATTTAAAGGAAACGTTAATGTTTCTTCACCAATATATTCTCCTTTTTGCTCTAAATTCCATAAATCGCCAGGATATTTACTTGTTGTTGCCGTTGGAAAAGCTTCCCAACCATCACCTATTTTATTAATATAAGTTATTAATTCTGGAACACTTGTTTGCCAACTCCATAAAGTATCAGCACTAGAAGCATCATCTTTATTTGCTAAGTATAAGTCTTTGGTTGTTCCATTACATGATAAATACAAATGTTTACCATTCTTTTTAACAGTTGCATCAGCATACATAGTGTTCTGAATTGTAAATACTGTTTTTGTTGTTTGGTCTCCTGTTGGTATAAGTAAATCATTAGCACTAACACTTTCAATACCTTCAATTCCACCTTCACATAAAACTACGTGCTTATGAAGTGTATTTTGGTCAGCATTTGTTTCATGAAACGTTTGATTTCCAGTTATTTTTCTATATCCATAAACAACAGGAATTGTTGCTGTGCTAGACATAGTTTCTTGTGCCTTATCAAAACGTTGAATATTAGGTGAGTTTGTATTGCTCGTTTTAGGCTTATGAGTTGCACTCCATATTGAGCTACCTAAAGAAGCACCTAAAATAGCACCACTGAGCCATGTTGTACCAGTTCCAAACATAACTGGATTAAATCCACCTACCAAAGCCATACCTATACTAAATATTGCTTTTCCAACACTTTTGCCGCCTTTTCCCAAAATATCACCTCATTTCTATCTATAAACATTTTCAAATGGAATAGCAGGAAACCCACTAAAATTTTTCATATTATTAAATCTATCTCTGCAAGTTTCTTTTGTTTTATCACACCCACGAATTAAAGTAACATACATACCTTCTTTGATATCAGTCTGTAAAAAAGAATAATTTACAATTATCTTGTTGCCTTCGTTAGACAATATTAATCGTGATTCACCTTTAATAAAAATAACTCCATCTTTCCAATAATTTGTACTATATGTTGCAGAAAGTAAAATATTACTATTAGTTGAGCCTGTAGCTAATTGAACTCTTGTTTCTTCTAGTGAAATACCACATTCTTCATCACCAAAATAACTATTGCAACATAATTGACAAGTTCTATTTGGAACTTCTATATTTGGTAATCTTGTATTTAAGGAACAAGAAAATACACCATCTGAATAACTACAAGAATTAATATATCCTACAAAAGAAATACTTTTTATAGTATCATCTTCTAAACTATCTGGATAAGCTATTTTAAATATTGTTACGTCTGCACCTCTAAAATCAAAGCCATTACATAAATAAGCTAACTTATCATAATCTCCATCACCTAAACTAATATCGCAACTATCAATAACATTATCCATACTTCTATCAATAGTTTCACGTTGAAATGGGATTGCCATGTATGTTTGTCCAGCAAATGTAATATCAGTATCTGTAGCAGCTAAGTAGATTGTTCCAGTTTTTAATTTTATTACATAAAGCTCAATAAAAAAAGTGGCATCACTATCTTTCATTTCACTCATTTTTTGTGGCAAAACAATCATATTACATCACTCCTTTACTTCTACTAATGTTATTTCTAATTCAGCACCTATCTTTTTGCCTTTTACATCATAAAACCATTGAGGTTCTAATGTACTTCCAAACCTATATATTTTTTTATTACCATCTCTAAACACATCACAATAAAATGTTTCTAACATTCCTTTGCGGTCATTGTAAAAATCAATAATTTTATTTATATATTCTGTTAATCCAGTCGTTGTAAACGTACAAGTAACTTCTGGTGAAGTCCACGTTTGTTGATATTGTTTTTTTCCATTTTCAAATTGTACAGTTCTAGTATTCCAATCATACTTTTCTGTAGGTTTTTCTCTTACATAAACTTTTAATTCTTCCAAAATAATCACTCCTACATAATCTATTGATTTTTAAGGGAAATTATTCCATTTTAATCATTTTTTCTTTTAAAACCACTAACAAAACCATTTATCCATAATTTTTTATGATAAACAGTACTAATACTTTTTCCATATCTAACAGGAACTTCCATTCCTAATACTTTTCCATATTCTAAATAAATACCAAAATGATAATCACCAGCTACATCAAACAATATAATATCTCCGAAAGAAAGTTCATTAAGATTTTTAGTTTCTTTAAAATTTTGTTTAAAATACCTGAATAAACGAATTGCACCATCTGTTTTTTGCCAGTCTTTAGTAATAGGTTTTCCATCTTTAAAATCTTGTTTCCACCCATGTTCTTTATAAAATAATCGACATAATCCAATACAATCGCACCCATCAAATGAGTCTTGATTAAAATAATGTGGTATGCCTACATATTTATTAATATCTTCCAAAATAAACACCTCTTTTAATATGTAAAAAAAGACGTACATCTAAAAATGTACGTCTTAAATTTACTGGTTATTAATTTGTCCTTTTATAAAGCCTCAATAATCACTTTTTTAGTCCATTGCTCATGTTTGCTTAAAATATCTGAATATAAATTTGGTTCTAATTCTTTTAGATTTGCAATTTCTTTTATTAATTCTTTTTCATGTATTGCAAATGATTTATGCGTTCTAACATAAGATATTTTTGCTAAATTTAAACTAGGATATTTTTGTGGATCTATTTTTATATCATATTCGTTATCTATGTTACTACTATTCGAAATTGTAGATAGAGGTAAAACTATATAATCATTATTACGAGGTTCTGAAATAATCAATACAGGTCTTTTCTTAAAGCTTAACTTGTGTTTACTTATGTCATAGAATTGAGTAACAGAGATGTATAAAAGTCCTATCATTATAACACCTCTGCATCTTCAAATTCATCATAATACATATCGTAAACATGGTCATATGGTCTAACTTTTTCTGCATCTTTTCGTATATCTTCTATATTTAAGACCCTATTTCCGTTTTCGTTTTTATCTAACCCAACTCTAGCGTTTTTCCATGAGGTTTCTTGATGAGATAATTTACTTAATTTCCATGAAGCATATTCACCATAAGTATAGATAACATTTTTAACAATATATTTTGCCTCTAATGATATCTCTTTAGTAGGAGCATTTATTCCTTCGTTTTCAGTAAAAGCCCCTCTAACTTTACGTGATACGGGACCATACCTCCAACCCTCAAAAACCCCTTTAAATAAAGGTTCTCCAGTAATAGCAATACATTCTCTTTGAGTAAAATATAATAATTTTTGTAGTTTCATTTCATCTATTTTTGTGCCACTAATTTTAAAATATTCATTAAATATAAATTGAGCAACATCTAAAATTTTTTCCATAATAAAAACCCTCCTTATAACATAATTATAACATAAATACTTCAAAAATCATCATCTAAAACCTCTTTTTTGATTACCATATAACAAACGTTGTAATGCTCTAGGGTCTTTTGCAAGTTCACCAAAAATTTCTTCTTTAGATGCTCTTGTATTTAAAATAGTAACATTGCCACCACTAGAATTATCTTGTTTAGCAATATTAGTTAAAATAAGATTTTGCTGTCCCAATAATTCTTCCATACGAGCATTATTATTTTGTTTTTGAGCTTCTTTTTTGATGATATTACTTGCAATATTTGGATTTTTAAATGTTGGAATATAAGGTTCTGGAACAACTGCTCCACCAGAAGCAAATTTATCTAAATTCATTTGCTCTAATATAGCACCATATTTTTGTGTTGCATTTGCGTTCATAATGTATTCACCATTAGAAACAGCGATAAATTTACCCTGTTCTTCTAAATAAGCTAAAATACTATCACTAACACCTGTTCCTGCACCTTTAATTTTTCCACCATTCTTAACAGAATTTCCACCTGTTGCAAACTTTTCTAATGAGCCACCAGTAGAAAATAACCCTATTACACTAGGCAATAAACCTATATAACTACTAATGTTATTACCTTTATCACCATCAGTATTTACCATTGTTTGCGAGCCAAAAGATGATACAGCACTTCCAAATTGACTTACATTTCCACCAAACTGCTGAATAGCCATTTCTTGCATATTAGCTGTTGTTGAAAACTGAATAGCATTTGCTGTATCTTGTGCGGTATTTGCACTATCTTGAATAGTGTTAACACTATCCTGCACAGTTCCCTGTAACATATTCTGTGAAGCTAATAACATATTCTGTGAAGCATTATTTAAGTTAGAACTTTGAGCATAGAAATTAGCAATGCCCTCTGTACTATTATTTCTTTGCACTACTTCTGCTGTTGATAATGAAGCGTTAGCTTCTTTTCCAATAGTATCATTTTGACGATTATAGTTATCTACATAGCGTCCAGCTTCTTGCTTTTCAGTAGTATTTAATCTAGGTTTTCCAAATCCAAGTACATTTGAAACTAAATCCCAAACAGAATTTGTAGAATCTTTTATTCCCATCAGTCTGTCTAAGGCTACTTTGGCTATTTCATTCCATAAATCAGTCCAAATGTCTTTAAGTGAACTACTGCCTTTAATCCAGTCATATAACATATTTGAAATAGTTTGTTTATTTTCTTTTGTTAATTTACTAGACGTTTCTTCAGCTTTTTTCTGTAATTCATTTAATTTTGTTTGAATTGTGGTTATTTCTTTTGTTATTTCCTCTACTTTTGATTTATATTTACTACCACTAGAAACATATTTATCTCTTTCTGCATTTAACTTTGCGAGATATTCACTGTAAAGCTTAATTTGTTTTACAGTATTTTCATGGTCAACTTTGTTAGTCTGCCAAGCTAAACCATCATATGAGCCACCTCTAAACATTGCAAAATTAGATTTCCATAAAGACATTCTTTTATCTAAAATATCTAATTCATATTCTAATTCTTGTTGAGGTGTTTTTAAACCTTGAAATTGTTCTAATATAAGAAGAGAAGATTTCATACTTCTATTAGCTTCATCAGCTTTATCTTTAACATCTTTATATGATGATACTATATTTTCAAGGTCATCATCTCCGATTGTTTTTGAATAATCCTGTGCAACTTGCTGAAGTTGCTTATATGATAAATCTTTCCAATTATCAAAACCAGAATTAGTAAGTTTATCTTTCAATACACCTTTTCCAAAATATTCAGTTATTTTTTGTTCTATATTAGATACAGAATCACTAAATATTTTATATCTGTTTTGATATCGTTTATATTGTTGTTCTTCGTTTTCATATTCGTCATTATTTGCTTCAAAATCAAATTCACCATATAAACTTTTTTTATTAGAAATATCATTTTTTCTTTGGCTATATTCTTTGTCTTGTTGCTCTATGATTTCAAAAAACTTTTCAGAACTATTCTTTGCTCTATCTATTATCCCATTTATAAATGTACTTAAATTATCAGATAACTTTAATTTACTAATTTTAGAACCTGCATTTTCTAAATTTAATCCCATAGCATATTCAAATGAAGTAAATGTATCTGCTAAATTTGGAATATCCTTCCATGATTTACCACTAGCTCCGTTAATGCCTGTATATCCAAGATTACTATTAACAACAAAAGCTTTACCATCTGTTGTATATAAAATATCACCTGCTATTGGATTTTTTTGAGAATATTTTACATTCATTCCCATTGCATCAGTCATTTTTAACATCATAGAAATATCTTTAACATTTCTTAAATTATACATTTTTTCATCATCAATACCATAAGCAGAAAAGAGATTTTTTACAAATTGAGCATCATTAAATCCTGTAGAATAAGCACCTTTGTTTGTACCTGTATTAATACCGCCCCAAATGTATTTAAAATCAGATAAACTACCATGAACTACTTTCTCTTGACTTGTTGAATTTCCATAATAACCACCATGCCCATCTGCTATTACAACATGGTCTGGTTCATCAAAAACACCATCAGAATCAGTAATTACAATATCTCCAGCATTAAAACCAGATTTTTTATTTAAAAATTTATCTGTGTCTTTTACGTTATTGTATAAATCTGGAACGTACATATCCATAGTATCAGCAAAACTACTATTCATTTGTCCTAAAAAAGCTTTAACAAAAGCTGTACAACCATTAGCACCATAATATTTACCATCTTCAACCATTTGGTCTGCCCATTGGGTTGCTTCTGATAAATTAGTTGTACTAGCTAATTCCAATTTATTGCCAAAACTAGAAGTACCATTAATAATATCATCATGTAATTTATTAAAAGCAGTTGCGTTTCTCACAGCTTCATTTGAGCGTGAGCCATTTTCACCTTCATTGTATTTAACATACGCTTCAAAATAATCCCCATTAGCAAGGTCTAACATTTTTTTGAAATGTCTTACACCAGCATTGATATTATCGTAAATATCCCAAATATCTTCACCTGCAATCATTTTATCATCAGACACTTGCGTTAATCCTTTATATGGTGTTCCTTCTCCAGTTCTTACATTATAAGAACTTTCTTTTTGTACTAAAGCGTGAATCCAATTTTCATCAACACCATATCTAATAGAAGCATCTGCAATAGCTTTATCAATATTGCTATTTCCTGAACTAATCAAAGCTCCTGATTGTATTAAACCACTTGACATTGTAGATTTTAAATTATTAATACGGCTTGTTTCATCAGCAACTATAGCAACTCTTTCTAAAACCTTATCATAATCAGCCTGTTGTTTAGCTAATTTTTCTGCTTCTTTTTCTGCTTTAGATTTTTTCTTATCTTCATTACTTTGTGGCGGTTCAGCAATTTTATCCCCTCTATTTGAATCTGCACCACCTGTATTTTTACTATTTTTTAAAGCCTCTTCATAATTTATACTATTTTGCTTTAAATTAGAATCTAATGTTTGACTTATGTCTGTAAGATTAGATATTTGTAATGTAAAATCACTTTCAGAAGCAGTTAATCCCAACATAGATTCTCTTTCAGCTTCGGAAGTTTCACTTTGTACTAATTCATCAAGTTTATCAGCCTCAGCATTTCCTTCTCCACCAAACATAGCTGAATTAGCTCTTAGTCGAGATGCAGCCATAGCATATAAACCAGCCTTTGCTTTATGAATAACAGATGAAATTGACCAACCTAATCCTTTCCATGCTTGTTCCAGTAAACCCAAACCATCTCTTTCTTGTTTAAACGTCTGAAGCATTGCTTTTGTTGTTTCAATTTTATTATCAACAACTGCTTTCTCTTGTAGCATTTCGTCTCTTTTTTGTCTCATACTTTCTAAATGAGCTTCATCAGCAGAATCAGCTACTTTATTTATGGTGTCTATCTTGATTTTTCCATTTTCATCAACAGCTATATTTTCTTCACCAATTAAATCAATTAAGGCATCTTTAGTAGCCTGTAAATCATCATCTATTTCTTTATATTCTTTACTACCTTCAGCACAATTGCTCAAACTACTCTGTAAATCATTATAAATCCTTGCTAAATTCTTAGCAGATTCACTGGCTCTTATTTGTCTATTATATGTTTCTTCTTGTGAAGCGTTCCATTCATCAAAAGCTGTTTTTGATTGTTCTGCTTTATTAGCTAATTCTCCAAATTCTTCATTCGTTGTTAATAAATATGGAATTAATAATGTTAAAGCGGAAACAGCTATTCCTATCCAACCACCAAAAGCTGAAATAACAGTAGAACCAAACTGTACTGTTTTATTAAATACATTTGCAAGAAAAGTAGCTTTTTGACTTGCACTAGAAATTTTATTATATGTTGATACCATGACTGTGCCAGATAATCCAAAGTCTTTTGCTATTTTTTCAGCCTGCGTTAATGTTTGATTTGACTTAGTTGTAGTAGCAACTAATTGATTTTTGACATTAGCTTCTTGTGCATTAGTAGTAATTATTGCAGATGAAACATTTACACCTTCTTGTTTAGCTCTAATATTTTCTTGTTCAGCTTCAGTATTTGCTTTAATAGCATCAGTTTCATTACTTCTATCGAAAATATTAGTAGCTTGAGATTTACCTTTATTATATGAATCTGAAATAAAATCAATAGGTTTAGTCAAAGTACCCATTAATGTCGATTTTGCTGTAACGTTTTTATTACTGTTGTATGCGTTATCCCATGTTTGTTTAAATTTACCCACCTTAGTTATCATTGTATCTAAAAGTAACGGTATTCCTTTAAATACTAAAGTAAATCCAATAACGCTTTTAAGAACCAATCCCCATTCTTCTCTGGTTTGTCGTACTCCAGTAATAATATTATTTAAAGCGTCAGCAATGTTTTTTAAGGCACTTAATCCACCATTATTACCTATATCAGCAAATAATCCCTTAATGTTAGTTGATAAAGAATTTACTTTTCTTGAAAATGTTTCTAATTGAATTGTAATTTGGCTATCAGTAAAGCCTTGCACTTTATCAGAATTTAATAAACCTGTTACTCTAACTAATTCTTTATAATCTTTTAATATCGCTGTCATTTTAGATACTTGATATTTACCACCAGATAAAGTAAGCAATAATTTACTTGTTTCTTTTTCTGTGGTTTGCATCATTCGTGAAATATCTAAAATCACATCTTCCATGCTTCTAAGAGATTGTGTACCATCACCATTATCCTTGTACATAGTAATTCCAAAATCTTCTAAAGCTTTAACTGATTTGTCAGATTGCATACTATTAATAAAGGATTTAATAGTATTACCTATTTCATTACCGCTTCGACCAGTATTACGAACACCAGTAGCAATTAGTGAATTTAAAAATTCAAATGAAACACCTGCTTGATGTGCTGCTGCACCTGCCAAGGAAACTCCTTCTGTTAAATCTTTAGCTGAAGCAGCAGTATTATGAGCAGTCATTGTCCATACATCTAAAATTCGATTAGAATTGATTAATAATTGGTTAGTATTATCTGTCTGTAACCCAAACTGGCTTAACGCAGATTCTAAACCCTTTGTTGCTTGTAACATTGGGAAATTATCTGCAACAGAAATTCTAGCTGCTTGCTGTGTTAATAAATTTGTATTGATAACACCATTTTCGCCTTGTCCATACATACGACCAATAGAAGCTCCAGCTTCAATTACATCTTCTACAGCTACACCATATTGTTTACCAATTTTAATAAATGATTCCATTTCATCATTTACTACCTTTAAACCTTTCATACGTTCAGCTTCAGATAAAGTTTCATCTAAACTATTTTTATGAGCATGTTCTATTTCTGGCATAACCTGTTCTACTGTTGCAAAACGGCTTTCTAAGTCTTTCATTACACCTATACTATATCCAGGGAGAATTAACGGAACAGAAGCTACTATAGAGGACATAATCCATGTTAAATGTCGTTGCATAGAACCAAAAAATTTATCTGTTGATGTTGCTGTTATTTGTGTTTGCTCTTTAAATCTTTGTAATGCTTCACTTGTTTTGTCAATAGCAAACTTAGTTTCAGTCATTATATTTTTATAATTACTGTTTGTTCTTCCACTATCAATCCATGCTGTATACGCAGACTCATATACAGTTCTCAATGCACTCATTCGACCTGTCAATGTTGATGATAAATTAATTGCTTCGTCTAGTTGAGTTCTAATATTAGCAAAATAATTACCACGAGCTTCTTGATTAAAAGATGTTCTATCTTGTAATACATGTAATTCTGAAACTCTCCCTCCACTAGAAACAACATTATTACTTGCATTTTTTAGTCTTTGCTGAACACTAGCATATTCTTGCTCACTTAATTGAATACCTAATTGTTTCTTTTTATTTACACTATCAAGAATATTATTGTATTTATTTATAGCATCTGTAATCTTAGTATAAGCCTGCTTACTTCTACTAGAGTTTTCTTGTATTCTTTTCTCTTCATCAGTATAAAATTTATCAAGATTTTTTCTATTCTGTTCGGATTCTTTTCCCTTTAAAGTTTCCTGTTTATTCCATTCTTGATAAGCTTGCTTACTTCTACTAGAATTTTCTTTTATTCTTTTTTCTTCATCAGAATAGTAACTATCAAGATTTTTTCTATTCTGTTCTATTTGTTTTTCTTTTAAAACTTCCTGCTTATCCCATTCTTGATAAGCTTGCTTATGGCTATTACTATTTTGCTTAATACGTTGTTCTTCTTCTTTATAATAATTGTCTAATGCTTTTTTATTCTTTTCGGTTTGTTCCGCTTGTGATTTTTGTCTATCTTCCTCTGCTTTAGCTAATAATAATTGATTATTTAATTCTTGTTTAGCTCTAGCTTCAGACAATTTTTGTTGTTCTAATACTTTTTGATTAGATTTATTAATATAATCATCATAATTATCAAATTGGTGCATAGGATTAGAAGTATGAACACCTAATGAAGATAAATCATTAATTATTTTATTGCTATTATTAACTTTAGTATTAAATTGATTTTCATTAAAAGCTTTATTACTTCTTAATGAAATTGCTATATCATCAATTATCTTTTTACGTTGCTCTAATAATTGATTGATTTTCTTATATTGTGCTTCTTTTTCTTTTTCAATACTAACGATTGTTTGCCATGCACTTTGATGAGCTTGAGAATTTTTTGAAATAGCTTCCTGCTCATCTTTTATAATTTGTGCATTTGCCTGTTTTGCCTGTTTAACTTTAGCATCTTCAATTTGCTTTAATTCTTGTATAGATTTCTCTTTAGATTGATTAAAATATTTAGAATAATCTCCACTATATTCATTAAAAGGATTAACAACTTTCATATTCATTCCCATTTGTTTATATATAGTATTGATTTTTTCGGAATAATCGTTAGCTTGTTTTATCATACTATTTAATTCTTTTTCTGATAAAGCTTTATTAGCATTAAAAGACGTATTAAATGTTTCTTTTAATTTATTAAACTTACTAACTGTTTTTTCTAATTCACTTTGTAATTTTTGTTGTTCTTTTATTTGATTATTAAGATTACCTTTATTCACTTGAGTTTGGAAATCTTCTAATTCTTTTTCTAAAGCTCTAAGTTTATCAAGAGTGATATCAAAGCCAGCACCATTTAATGTTAATGTTGTAGAACTATGTTTTTCTAAAACTTCAATAGCCTTACGAACTTCGTTTAGATTTTGTTTAATACTACTAAAGTTTTCACTACCTACAAACTTCAAATTAACTAACAATTCTTCTTTATTGTTAGTTTTTAATTCCTGTTTTAATTTTCTTAACTCCTGTTGTGCTTCATCTATTTTAGTTCTAACTTCTATATCATATATAATTTTCTCATTATCCTGTTCCATTTAATCACTCCCTATTAACCAAACTGTGAAAGTAAATAATCTAATGCTTCTTTGCCTTCTAATGTATCAGATGTATTATTTTCGCCTAATTCTTTTCTAATTTCCTCTGAATAATCATTCATGCCCTCTAATATATCTTCAAATTCGGGTATAGTTAAATCTTTTATGTCTTTAATAGTTAAAGAGGTATTACTAATAATACTTGCAAATAATTTATTCCAGCTTCCGTTACCATCTGATTTTACATCACTTTTTTTTTAAATTGAGATAAGCCTAAAAAAATTGTAATAATTTCTTCTATCAATTTAAAATCTAACCATTCAAGAATTTGTTCTCTAGTTTCTTTATAGTTTAAAGCTAATTCAATAACTTCATATATTCCATTCATAAAGCTATCATTTTGATACATATACATAACTTGTCCATTTTCATTTTGTTTAGGCTCACCATTATCCTCATACCAAATATCTAGCATTTGAACTTGCAAATACATTGGATTATATTTAGAAGTAAACTCTGTTAACTTGTTTAAATCTTTTAGTTTACAACTATAAATTTCATGATATTTTCCATCTCTATCAACAACTTTTTCAGTTAAGCCAAAAAAACTATTTTTTTGTTCCACTAATAATCACCTTCTTTAAAATACTAATTTATGTAAATTAGGAGGAAACCCTCCTAATATTATTCTGCTGTATAAGTACCAGTAATAGAAGCTGTACTTTCATCATCTAAATGTGCAGTACCTGTAATAGTTCCACCAGTAATAGTAAGTTCAATACTTGTAATTTTTGCACCAGTATCACCTTTATCACCTTTTGCACCATCAGCAGGTTTATTAATCCATGTAGTTGTTCCATCTCCATTAGTAGATAAAATTTGACCACTAGAACCATTACCACCACTAGGAACATTAACCTTTGTTTCTAATTCTTTATGTGCATTTTCTACACCAACTTCAAGATTATTCATTTTTGTATCAGTAATAGTATCGCCACTATTCCAAGTTGTTTTATTATATTCACTCATATTAAATCACCTCTTATTTAACTTTAGATACCCCTATTTTTGCTTCTCCTATTTTATTTGAAGAAATAGGGGGAATTACTCCCCCTGTGTAGGAATATCTGTTAATGTAATTTTCATTAAACCTTCTTGTGTTTCATCTCTCATTGTTTTAAATTTAATTTCTGGTGTACTTGCACTATCACGTGCTGTTTCGATTGTTAAATTACCATCAGCGATTGCTTTATAAACTTCAATACATAAACGTTTCTTTTCACCTTTTAATGTATCTGGTTCAAACACAATATACATTTTTACAGGTTCAGCTAAATCATTATTTAAAGCAAGTACCTGTACACCTGTTGCATCATAACTATAAACAACAATATATTCGCCTTCTTTAGTAGATGCACCAAAAGTAACAGCACCCTCTGTACTAACAGCAATACCAGATTCATCAGCACTAGAACCTTCTTTTACACCAATAGTAGAACCATCTTCAAAAGAAGCAGATTTTACTTTTACATTTGTTAAATGCTCACCTAAACTTTCAGTTGTCTTAGTAATTTTAGCAATATTTGTACCTTGAACTGCTTCTTCATTAATAATACTATCCATTAAAATACCTAATTGGCTCATTTTAAAAACAGCATTTGTAAAAGAAAATTCAGTTGTACATTTTGTTGCATAAACATAAATTGGGGCTTTTCCATCTCCACCATAAAGTTCAGAACTTTCTGTATTGATTGTCATTGTCATTTTTTGACCTTTATCGGAATAAAAACTTCGACCAGTATTTAATCCGACAGCATAGAATTTGCCAATACCTTTTAATACGATATCTTTGTTTTTATTAACAGCATTTGCCATTCACATCATTCCTTTCAAAATAAAAAAATAGACACTAAATCAGTGCCTATTAAAAATTCATTAACTCCATGTCATAGGTAAATATTCAATTACATACTTATAAACATTTCTTATATCACAAGGTTCTTCACCTTCAGAAACAATTCTTAATTTAAATTTTTCTCTCATTATATTTTTAATTGCTTTAACTAAAGGTTTAGCTTGCAATCTACTAAATGTATAAGTTTCTATTTTTAGTACAGCATAATTAAGCAAATAATTATTACTTTCACTTGCATCTGAAAAATAAATACTTACAAGAGGCGGATTTTTTGTTTCAAATAGTTCCATATTTAATCTTTGAAGATTTATTTTTTTAGATAAAAGTTCTTTATTTTCTTTATCCTGTACTTTTAATGCTAATAAAAAAGATGAGTCATTTTTTAACTCATCTACTATTGACGACTGCATATCAAAAGTGTCTTGTATCATTTATTTTTCACCTCGATATCAAGTTGCGATTTTATTATATTTTTTAAACTATGCCTAAATATTTCTTTTATAGCACTGTTTTTTGTTACATTTCTTTTTACCACAAAGTAAGGTTTTATAGGTTTATAAATCCTTTCCATGTTTTTGCCAGCCCATCTTCCACCAGAAACATAAGTATTATTATCTAGGTCTTGATAACTACCTGCTACACGTCCTGTAACAAAATGTCCTTTTCTAACTACATTCCATCTTTTTACATTATTTTTATATTTATGTAAATATGGATTATCTGTTTCACGAGCCATTAAAGAACCTTTCCCATATTCTATTAACCATGCTTTTTGTCCTGTGGCTTCAATTCTTCCTATTGTAGTATTCTTATCATTGCTATTAATAATACTAAAATTTATATTAGCTTCTCCATCTACGCTTTGCAAACTATCCCATGTGCGAGAAATTTCCTTACATAAGCTTTTTCCATATGTTGTTAATGCTTGCTCTACCTTATTTTTACTCATTAGTAGACCTCGTATCTTCACTTAACTGTATATACAACATATTTTCATATCGACCAATATCTATATTATCAACTTGATAATTCACACCATTAAATTTAATTCGATATAATTCTTCAATATCTACACTATTTTGAAGCATGATGATTTTTGTTGTATCTTTTAATAGTCCTGCATCATAAAATTTCATATTTGCAGAAACATCTTTAAAATAAATAGGAACATCTTCCAAAACAATTTCTTCAATATTCCCAACATACTCTACATCATCATATAGTTTATCAAGTTTACAAATAGTAGCTTTTGCATTAATTCTTATGCCTTGACACTCTACACACTCTTTAGTTGCTTGTTTAGCTACAATAAAGTAACTATTATTATCTTTTGATGTTTTTCTAGTTATTAAATCGCCACAATTTAAATTTGAATCAGAAAATGCCAGTATTTTTTTTTCATCATTAATTACTCTACTATCTGTACTTTTACCACGTCTTATTATGAGAACTTTTTCTTCTGGCTTGCCTACGATATCAATGTTTTCTAATCTATCACCATAAAAATTAAGTACACACGTCATTGCAATGTAATTGTATCTACTAATCTTTTAATTTCATTAGTAAATATTCCTTCATTTTTTAATGTAAGCTTAACATCATAATCATCTCGGCTAGTCCATTCTAAAGTTCCACCCATTTGTGCAAGATTTTGTGCCAAAAGACCAACAGCTCGTTTTAACTGTTCTGGATACTCATTTTCTGCATATCCAGCAGTATATACAACCTTTAATTCTTTTAATTCTCTAATTGGGCATATAAAATTTTGATTTAAATAAAAAGAAAAATATGGAGAGTCATCTCCATCAAAATACAAACTCTCTGTATCATAATTTATCTTTGTAAATTCATTAAACATTGTAGGTACAATAGTGTAAACTTCTTTTATTTCCTTGCGAGGTAAATGTTTTAGCTTCCCTTTGTATGGGTCTAACACACTACTAAACCTAGAGCGTTTATTAAATTTTACTAACTCAGTATATTCTTTTAACTTAAAACTTTTTCCTTTATGTGAATCTATTAGAACACAAGCATATTCTACATGACTCATGGTTGTTTCTTTAATTAGTGGACAATAAATAGGAATTTCTTCTTCCGTTATATACAATTTATCGCCTCCTTAAATTAGTGAAACAAGGGGATTAAACCCTTATTTCACCACCTTGCTTCGCCCTACCTTAGCTTTTCCAACTTTGGATTCTGCTGTAGGGTCAACTACTCCCCCGCTGTATCTTTTGTGATAATAAAGTGGGAAGGAGTTTGTGTACCAAATAAAATATAAGTGTCAATATTCATTAAGTTTTTGTCAGTCATTAAAGCAGGGTTATTAATAGGATTATTTGCATCTTGTGTTACAAATAACATAGGTGTTGGGCTAAATAACCAAATACGTTTAATCATATTTGTATTTAATGCAACAATTTTATGTTTAGTACCTTCTACTTTAATAAATGGTGTTAAATGAATAGGAATAAGACCAACCTGTGTATTAATAGCAGGAACTTCAATACCTGGAATAATTTCTGTAGTAATACTGCGGTGATATAATCCATTTGCATTTTTTTCTTCTTCTTGACATAAAATATCAAATGTAATTGGATTCATACAGATAACATTTGGAGCGCCAAGATATTTAATTTGAGCCTGTGCTTTGGCAATTTTTGTTTGAATAACCTGTGCAATTCTAGTACCTGCTGGAACTGTATCATCTTTATCTGTAATCTGATTTAAAATACCCATATATTTAAAATTAGAAGTATCATCTAATGATGGGCTATCACCATTCCAAAAATCATTAGCAATGGTTCTGTTATAATCAACTTTCATATCGTTGAGGTCTTTTGCAAGTAAATCTTGCATATAAGAACCATATCTTTTTTGCATTTGAGTATCGAACCATGAGTATTGAATACCAGTCATATACATACGAGGTAAAGCTTGTTTCCAATTACTTCTTTTATAATCTGTATTTAATGTTTTCTTTTTATAATTAGCATCTTTACCAATACCTTCACCAACACCTTTTTGTGGGTCTACAGCTTCAGTATTAGAAGGAATATCATCTTGTTCATTCCATACATAAGGATATCCAAGAGTTTCTTGTGATGGAATCATATCTAAAAGAGGAAAAACTCGTCTTTGATAATCTTTTAAATCTGGGTCAAACGCATGAGTAACAAATGTATGTTCTCTGTCAATATTAATATTAGGTTTACCTGAAGCTTCTGCTTTTACAAGACCAGAATCGGTTTTTATAAAATCATAAGCTCCTGAAAAAATTCTTTTATTAGAACTCATCTACACATCAATCCTTTCATTTTAAAATTCAAAATATTCTGTAAATTATTCAGGTAATTCTTCTCCAAGTTTGTTATATAAAGAATCCAATGCTACACCATTTTGGGAAGCTTCCATATGAACTTTAATTTTTTGTCTAATTTTCATATCTGAAGTTGCATTTGAAGCATCAATTTTTTTAAGCTTATTAATATAAGTTTCTTGACCTTCACCAACATCACTATTACCTGTATATGATTTAGGAGTTGGGATATTTTTATTCGCTTCCATTTTTTCTTTCATTTGTTCAATAGTAGCTTCAAGTTTTTTAATTTTGTCTAAAGTATCTCCATCACTTTTATTTTCATTATCTTCTTCACTCTGTTTTTGTACTTCTACTTTATCTTCATCAGGTTTTTTATTTTCTTCTTGATGTTTTTTTAAGTCATTAATACTTGCTTTAATTTCATCAATACCTAAACTTTTTGTAACTTCTGCTGAAAGCATAGCTGCAATACTCGCCATTTCTTCTTTTGTCATATTTGTATCACCCTCACTTTTTTTATCATTTTCTAATTTTTGTAAACTCGCTACGAGTTTTTCTATATAAGTTTCTTCTCCCCAAGCTGCACATTTTCTCCACAATAAAGCACAACCAGCCGCTTCCCATTTATCAATAACTATATTGCCTTCAGTATCTTCATAGCTTTCTGTTGGATATAATTCCACACTAAACCCCAAAGAACGTTGAGCATTAATAATAGTAGCTGCTAATTCTGGGAAAGTATCTTTCCAAACTACAATTTTAGCCATTAGTTTATTTTCTTCTTGCCAAGCATCTTCAATAAAACCAAAATACATACCAGAATACTTAGAACCATGTCCACTAAAAATTTCTGGGGTATAACCCCATTCATCAAAGATACAATTCATAGGTTGACCAATAAAAGATTTTATACAACTATCTGCTCCTTTTTGTGATAAGATGGTTTTTTTATTATCAGTTCCACATGGAGCATCTTCGCTTGAAGTTCCAATAGTGCAAATACAACCAATAATATACATTTTATTGCTATTAGAAGTAATCTCTAAATTATTTGCACTAAAACTTATAAGGTTTTTTGAGTCTTTTTCCATTTTATCCACCCCTTTCTTTAATTGTTTTGTTTTTACTATCAGATTGGTCTTTTATACTACCTACTCCGTTAAAACCATTAGTGCCTAACTCTTTATTAATAACAGCTTTTCTTTCATCACCAGCTAAATCTGCATAATCACTAATAAGAGGGTCAAAGCCAATTTCTTTTCTCCATTCATTTTGAGTAATAGTTCCTGCAATAAACGCATTATTTAATCTATCCCATTTTTTAGTTTTTAGATTTTCGCTATCTTCATAGACATATTTAAACTCAAGAATATCTCCAAAGCCTAAAGCATTTATTACATGAGTGTTATAAGCATCTTCTAAAAGTGATGCGTAAGGTTTTACTAACTCTTCAATGATACGTTCTTCTAAATCATCATTAGTAGAGCGGTCTGCTGATACATTAATCATTTTCTCAACAGGATAAGGAAAAGAATTTGAAACCATTGTAATTAAGAAATTAGACCAATTTATATATAAATTATCTTGTGTAAAACTTCTAGTTTGACAAGTTTTAACACCTTTACTACCACCAACAATAGGTATTTTTCCAGTTCCTTCGATTTCATTACTAAAATATTCTCTAAAAGCATCTATCATTTCTGGAGTTGCATTTTCTCCTAAATCAATAATCATATCTGCTGTTCTAATACGTACATTTTCATTAGCATTATCTTTTACTTCTAAAAAATTTCTAATATCATCATATGCTTTTAAAACAGGTGATAATCCAAAAGGTTTATAAGTAAATTTATTTTTACTTATAAAACACAATTCTTGTCTTGTAAAAAATACATTGCCTTTATCATTACACTGCATATATTTGTACGCATTAGGGTTTACATAATCTATAGGGATAACGTGCTGAATAGTTGCACCATCTATAGGGTATAAATACAAAGGGTGATTAGGATTTTTAGATTTACAAACTTCAAAACAACCAGCATCTAACGTTAACACATCATTTAAAAGCATTGCTTCAAAACTTCGTCTAGTTTGGTCAACATTTGGGAAGTCTATAATATTTTTAATAATTCTTATCTGTTTAGTATATTTTCTACCAGCAATTTTAGGTTTTATTTCATATTTCATTTTGGCTATCCTATCTTTTACTGCTTCAATAGGTTGAGATACAATAGGATTTTTTGCAAATTCTCTTAACTGCTTATATGATGGATTTTTAGGTAATGTACTTTTTGTTTTATTGTAAAATAAATTTGAACCATACCTATCTGTTGGTACAGATTTTGTATTTGGGATTTTAAACGTTGATGCCAAAATTCTTTTTAATTTCTCTAACAACCCTATCACTCCTCCTTTCATGTATAAGACTAATATCTGTATTTAATGAACCAAAGCATAATGTATTATTCCTACTTTGTAATAATGGTCTTAATGCCATTTCTAAACAATCCACACCATCATCACGGTCTTTTGGATAGTTTTTCATCTGTCGCCACAACATGACATGAGATTTATTAAACTTTATATAGCCATTTTTTATTTTAGGAATCATGGAATTTATTCTTCGTTCTTTTTTATCATTTGCTCCATGAGTAATTTCAATCCAATTAACATACATTCCTAAATCAATAAAATGTTGCTGTACTGTAGTTGCAAAAAAAGATTGAAATTGATTAGTTTCTACAACAAATCCTTCTAACAGGCTATAATATTTACCAATTATTCTTTCCATGTCTGCAATGATTTCTTCGACTCTACGAACTTTAACCGAAGCTTCTAATACATAAATATAATTATCTTCACCCTCTCCCAATATAATAATTGCTGAAGTATCTGCTTTGCGATTTTTACCACAGCTAGGGTCAACAGCTCCATAAACTCTTTTTATATTAGGTGGGTATTCATAAGTATTCTCTAGTAACCATTCTTCTTTAAATACTCGACTGTTCTCAGTTTGAGGGTCATTTTGGAACTCACTATTAAATGCTTCTTCGTCCTGCAAACGAGTTTCCATTAAATGTAAATACATATTTTCTCTTTGAGCTTCCCATAAAACTTCAGTACCCTCTAACATTTCTTCTTTATGTTCTAAATAAAAGTTTTTAGCAGTTTTATATGGGTCAGAATCTGATAAATCTGTCATTTTTTCTTCCCATTCTAACCATAAAGTTGATGTTGAAAATTTAATAACTGCTCTATATATTTTTCTTTGCCACATACTATATGTAGGCAATGTTAATAACTTGTATAGAAGTGAATCATATGATAAAACTGTGCCAATAAAAAAGAAATCACAATTCGGAGAACCCATCTTCATTACAGCACTACTAAACCACTTATCTAACTTTGCTCTTTGTGTATCCGTTGCTACACTTTCTTCGCTTTCTAAGTCATCAATTATAACTAAATCTGGTCTTGATTTTAAATTCAAGCCCCTCATTTGCTGACCTGCACCTTTTCCTACACAATAAATATCTGTACTTGTTAATATTTCAGAATTATTCCACTTAGATGCTCCTTGTAATTTTCCGAACACTTTAATGATAAGTTCATTAAACTCTAATTCCGTTCTTATTCGTGTTAAAAATAGACTAGCCATTTCGGCTGAGCAAGATATAATAATAATTGTCTGTTTATATCCATAGCAAATACACCATAAAGGAAAAGCAAAACTAACAAACGTACTTTTTGCGTGTCCTCGTGGTGCAGCTCTAACATTTTTAGTTTCTTCACTCTTATGATTAAAAATCATATCTTCTAAAGATTTAACTAAATCGTAATGAAATATAGACCACGTTGATGAAAATTGCTCTCCTAAAAACGTTCTACAGAATTTTTCAAAATCATATCTACATTCTTCTTTTATTTTTGAATATTTATCTATCTCATCACTATTTGCTCTGTCTATACTTTGTTGATTTTGTGCATCTACCCCCAAACCATCAATAATTTCATCTAGTAGACTCATGGTTTATCATCTTCTATAAAACTTCTAACAACAGAAACAGTTTTATAAAAATCCATTCCAGACACTAACCATTCTGTATCACCTATTTTGTAATTTTTAAAATATTCTAATAATTTTTTCTCTAATAAAATTGAATTTCTGCACACTTCAAAATAAAGCTTTTGCATCTTTAATCCTGTTGAATTTTCTAATTGTTTAACACATTTAGCAACATTGCTTGTAATACCAAGTTTAATCCTGCCGAGTTCATCATATAATACATAAACGCTTTTTTTATCATACATAATTTCACCTCAACGATATAATTCTTTATATTTTTTAATTTCAGCTTGATGTTCTCTTTTTGTTGCTTTATCTGAAAAATATTTTTTACCATTTATTTTAGGTCTATTTGCTCTTAATTTTTTCTTTAATTTATCTCGTTTATTTTCGTAACTCATAAACTCACTCCTAGTCTTTGCATTGTTTTACCTTCATTTTTAGGGCAATTTTTCTTTATTGGAACAACATCATTTTCTTTTGGTATTTGCTTCAATAATTCTCGCATACAAACATCATTAATAATTTTTAATCTAAAACGATTCCAAACATCTAACCCAAATTCATCTTTAACCATATCTTTAAATCTATCCATACAATCTGATATTAAGCTGTATTTGTAAATTAAAGCTTGCGTCTGTGTAATTGTTTTAACTAAAGATTCTCTTCTAGCTAGTAAACGTTCATTTGATGTAACAATAGAAACATATAACTTAGTATTAATATCTTTATTATCTCCACTTTGAAAATCTTTCTCAAATTCTTCCAACATAGCATAGTTTAGAGCAATATTTTTTTTGACAACTGTTAAGCTATCCAACAATTCTTGATGTCCATTAATTGTCTTTTCTCTTTCGCCACTCATATCTCCAGTCAACCCTTTTTTTACACAATATGTATAAAGAGCTGTATATGAAGTATCTACTCCAAACTTTTCTTTAATAAGATTAACTATTTTTTTAAAACTATTGCCCTCGTATCTCCATTTTTTTATATCTTCGTGCATATTATATTCATCAAATTTACTTCTTTTACCGACAGGAGCGTTATTTTTGACTACTAATTCATTTACGCTCACTTTCATCAACCCCTAATTACTTAAAATTTTTAGCTATAGTATAAACAACATTAACTGTTACACTATTTCCAGCTTGTCTATATAATTGTGTATCACTCAATCCATTCTCTCTTGCTCTATAATAAAAATCATCTGGAAAACCTTGTAATCTAAAACACTCAAGAGGTGTTAATTTTCTTATTCTCATTTCTGAAATATTTTCAATATTCTGATTTTTTATAGGATAAGAAAAGTTAGTAATACAAGTTGAATTTTTCTTTAAACCTTTAAAATCTCTAGCAGCTAAACAACTAGCAATAGAAACTTCTCTTTTTATATAATATTTAGAGCAACTTCCTTCCCCAAAAGGTTTATCTAAATAAACAGCATATAAACCTGTTTTAGCACCTAAACCACCAGCTTGACTTGCTAAAGCGGTAGAAACACCAGAAGCATCATATATTCTATATCCTTGTGATACACCACTTGTTATCTCTTTGAGTTTGTTAGGATTTTTTCCACCTGCTCTTTCGAGAGGAAATATTTTTCTGGTACATTCTCCTCTAAGATGTCCAATAATGAACACTCGTTCTCTGTTTTGTGGAACTCCGAAATCTTTGCTATTAAACACTTGCCATTCTGCATCATACCCCAATTCGTCCAACGTAGAGAGGATTGTTTTGAAAGTTTCCCCGTTTTCGTGATTGAGTAACCCTTTGACGTTCTCAAGGAATAAATACTTAGGTTTGAGTATTCTAGCGAATCGCATAAATTCAAAGAACATTGTTCCACGTTTTTCGTTAAATCCAAGTCGTTTTCCAGCAATACTGAATGATTGACAAGGAAATCCTCCGCAGATAATCTGTATGTCATGTTTTTTTTCAAATTCTTCTATCTCCTCATTTGTAATTGTTGTTATATCGTTCCATTCAACTTCGTTTTCTGTATTAAAATTGGCTTTATAGGTTTGTCTTGCGTATTTATCAATTTCACAAAATGCAACACAGGTATGCCCTGCTTTTTCGAGAGCCAATCTAAAACCACCAATACCAGAAAATAAATCAATAAAATTAATACCTAATCACTCCTAAATTAATCTTTCACTGTAAAATTTTCCCATTTCTTATAAACATCAACATAGGTTTCATTTTTATCGCCATTATAAGTAATTTCATAATACATTCCATCTGAAACACTTGTACTAACTAATGCTTTCCAATTCTGTAATGTCTTACTAAACCAAACTACATAAACATCATCTAGTATAATTTGTTTATTATCAGTTTTATCTATATGAGAATTAAAATAATTCATTACTATTTTTCTTGCTTTTTCTTGCCTTTCATTTGCCATTTATTTCACCTTCTTTAAACCCATTGTCTGCCAAAAATAAAACATCATCTAAAAAATTATACATATGAGCTTTCATTCCTAATTTAGTAAAATATGGCATAGTTTCAAATGTTTCTGGTTTAATTCTAAGACCAGCATTAATATATCTATTTACATCAGATTCAACAATTTCTTTGCCATTATCTAATTTAAAATATTGCTTTTCAAACACATCTTTAGGACACCAAGAAACGTAGTTATCTGGGTAATAAATTCTATACCCATCATCACCTTCTTTATGACCTTTAAAATCTTTCCATGCCTTACATGGTTCAGCTTTAATTTTCTTTACGCTAATAAATGTTTCCATTTCTAACATCTCCCTTATTTTTTATTAACCGACTTTTACAACTTTAAGCATTGCACTATTCAGACCTTCGCCTTACATCTCAATAACTTCTAGTTTATTCAACAAGTAGGAAGAATAAGTCTGAGCCATAAGGAGCTACCTTATAACTTCTTATCCCTATGTTTGCCCTACGTGAGATTGATTACTCACAAATTTCACCTATCATTCAGAAATTATTAATAAAAGTTTTCTTGATTATAATTTCTTGAGAACAGTTTTTTTAGGCATCTGGACTGTTCAAACCAGCTTTGGCTACTTTTACTAAGTAATGTGTTATAGTAAGATTTCTCTTACGTTCAATGCCAATAGCTTACTTGACATTCAGTTAGCTCGATTTAACTGTCAGATTAAATGGCATAGCTGATTATTCTCCACTGGAGCGTCTATTATCGCTACCACACAACTTATGTTTTAACTAGCGTTACGATTTGCACACATTGTTATTCTTTTGGTTTACCCAATCGCTTTGCATTGTTACCTTTGCAAAAAAGCTCAACTTCAGCAATATCTCACCAAAGTCCTACTCAATCTACCAATGTTCCATGAAGTTTGATTAAAACGTTTTCACATGGTTGAATAATACAATGCTTAAAGTTGTAAAAATAAAAACCCTAATGGGTGCAACACCATAGAAGGTGTCGCAAGCAATACAAACTAAAAAAAAGATACAACCTCAGTCATATCCTTCTAAAACCATGTCGCAACTGGTTTTAATGTCTTTAAAATTTTAAATAAATTGCCATACATAACCATATGCTGTTTTTCTTATGTTTTTAGCGGCTAATTTTATCTTTGATGAAACATTACCAATCTTATCTAATGATTTATTCATAGAAGAAATATATTTAGCAGCTTTTGACATACTCCCCATAGCTAAAGCAAGGGGCTTTACGGCGTTATTGGTAATTCAAAGTAAGCAGATTATATAACGGACAAAACAATCATAAGCGGGATTTATGTGTTTTTACTTAAATAAGAATCCATAAAGAAATCGCTTAACTAAGACTTCAAATTACCCTTACATTATCTATTCATTTTTTAGCGTTTTGTTGCGTGTTTTTAGCAACTTTTTTAATTATTTCACTAAAAAATTAAATTTTTTCATAGAACACATTTTAGTTGGACAGTTAACGGCTTCTTTTCGTACTCCACCACAACATTCAATGCAATTTTTAATAATAGCATCAACTAAAAGTTCATTCTTCTTAATTGAAGATAGTTTTTCAAATTTTTCTTGAAAACTTTTTGCCAATTTTATATTCTTCCTTTCTTATTGTTTATGTGTTTAGGTGGCTTGTTACACTTCGCCCCCTACCCCCATAAACTTACTTTTGGTATAACTCTTTCCTACTGCTTCGCAGTATGCCTTCGGCATAGTTATTATATATATTCTTATCTTTTATTCTTCTTAACCAAGAGATATATTTCCCACTCAAAAGAAAAAGGGTAAAAAGAAAAGTTAAAATATAAACAACTTATGCGTTTCATCAGAAGTTCGTTTAAAACTCCCTACACTATCTATTCATTTTTCATCATTTTGTTGCGTGTTTTTAGTAAAAAAAATAAATTTTAATCAAATTTTAATCTTTTAGGTAAAGGCATAAAAAAAGCACCCACGATTGCTCGCAGATGCAAAAAAATGAC